CTAAAATAATTTAATCTTATTAATTCTTACAAAAATATATTGATAATTATTTTTTATTAAATAAAATATAATTATCGGACTCCACCTCTTCTCCTCTGTAATATGAGTGCTAGGCGTGGAGGCGACAATCGATTTCGATTTAACTTAACTTAAAAAAACTTATGCTTCACGATTTTATAGTAATAATTCTTGTAAATATATTTTTATATAAAATTTTAGTTAATTGGGAATTTGGTGATACTTTTTCAATTATTTCAGTAATAGCATTGTCAATACCAATGTTTGGGCTTCTTATTATTTACAAAGATTTATAAATGATAGTTCATAAAATAACTAATCAATCTGCTTTCATTAGAGAAAATGTTGTAGTGGGCTTATTAGCCTGTTTTAATGCTACTTTAGATGCTGTCTGTCAAATGTTTAATTTTAAAAAAGAATTGGCACGAGATTTTTATAAAGTAGACTTGGACGAATATTTTGTTAGAAATATTGTTTTTAATAATATTGACAAAAAGCAAGCCAAAAGAATTAAAAATAATATTAATTCAGTTTTGGAAGCTTATGATGCCACTAAAATTAAAACAGTTTATTCGGTATTCGATGAAAAAACACAAAAAGAGCAAAATACAACGGCAAATGTAATTTTTCAATGTTATGTTTTGTTTTACTTAAATAAAATAGCTATTAGAAAAGATTTTTTTAAAAATTGCTATTTAGATTATATTCAACATTTTTCAAATATTTTAACAGATTTTGAAGGTGAAATTTGGCAATATTTAAATACTATGGAAAATCAAGAGGAACATTGGCAATCAATTAAAGTTAACGCTCTAAAAAACGCTGTAAAAATACAATATGTTTTTGCAAATATAATGCCAAATAAATGATAAGTTTTGATTTATTTGGAAAGCCAACTTTTCCAGAGGTAAAAAATATTAGGATACCATACCAAGGCAGTAAAAACAAAATAGCCCTTCAGCTTTTTGAAAAAATGCTAGAAATAAAGCCAAATGCAAAATATTACTACGATATTTTCGGCGGCGGAGCTGCAATGTCATTTACAGCTTTGCAATTGGGTTTAAAAGTCCATTATAACGAAAAACAAAAATCTATGGTAGATTTTGTTGATTATATTATAAACCGCATAAAAAGTAATAAAAAGGGCAAATATGGGCTTTTTCCTAGTGATTTTTATAAATTTATAACAAAAGAGGAATTTGGATTTTTAAAAAATGAAAATAGCATAAAAGGACAATTTGCTAGAATATGTTATAGTTTTGGAAATGATCAAAAAACCTATGCTTTTAGCGAAGATATCGAAAAAGAAAAGCATTTGGCACATAATATAATTATGTTTTGTTGCGAAAAAAGTTTAGCAGAATTAAATAGCTTAAAAAATACTAAATTTGTTTTGAGTAATAAAAAGACTTGGAATGAAAGGAGGCTTGATTTTTTGTCGCAAATAGCAAATCAAAAAAGAAAAGAGGATTATTTGAGAATATTAAATAATTTAGTAAATTTACAGCAACTAGAGGAGTTAATAAAATTAGGATATTTAGAAAAACAACACCAACTACAAAACCTGCAACAATTAGAAAGGTTGGAAACAATAAAAACATTTAAAGGATTTACAACGACAAATTTAGATTTTCAAGATGTTATTATTGACACTCCTAAAGATGAAACTATTATTTATCTTGATCCTCCTTATAGAGGAACTAGAAAATATTTAGAAGATGCTTTTTCTCAAGACATTGACAATTACTTCATAAATTCACCTTATACTTGTTTTTTAAGCGAATATAATGCACCATTTGAGCCAGTTTTATCAATAAATAAAAGATCATTATTCTCATCGACAGATAAATCTAAAATAGTAATAGAAAAACTTTTTTACAATGGTAAATAAAATTAAAGTTCTTAGCCTTTTTGACGGAATAGGAGGTTGCAGGCAAGCACTAAAAGAATTAAATATTGATTGCAATTATTATGCTTGTGAAATTGATAAATATGCAATTAAAGTAGCAAAAGAAAATCATCCAGATATAATTCAAATTGGCGATGTAAAAGGCATAATCATTGAGGATTATTATATTTTTCACAATCAATATAACGATCCTATGAAAAATGGTGGCAGTTTTAGAAAAGATATTGATTTAATGTGCTTTGGGTTTCAGTGCCAATCGTTTTCTGTTGCTGGCAATAAAAATGGTTTTTCTGATGATAGAGGGCAATTATTTTTTAATGCTTTGAAAATTTTAGAAGAAGTAAAGCCTAAATTTTTTATAGCAGAAAATGTTGCTTCTATGAAAAAATCAATTCAGCAAGAAATATCAAAATATTTATTTAATATAGAACCTACTCTAATTAATAGTTCCTTATTAACCGCACAGCAAAGAAAAAGAATTTATTGGATTGGAGAGTTGCAAAATGATGGTTCTTATAAAAAAGTAGAGATAGATCAGCCAGAAGACAAAGGAATTTTATTAAAAGATATTTTAGAAAGTGGAGTTGGATATTTAGATAAATGCCAGACATTAACCGCCACATATGGCAAAGCACAAATTAAAAATAGTTTGCAAAAAAATCAAAGGACAATGATTGCAGAACCTGTATTGTATAATCAATATAACCAAAGAACATTAAAATATAAAAGCGGCACACTTTCCACATCTTCTGGAGCAAGAACAGCTATTTCAGGTATGGTTGTCGTAAGCCCAATTAGATTAGGTCATTTTAATAAAGGAGGGCAAGGAGATAGAGTTTATTCTGTTGAAGGAAAATCAATTTGCCTTTCTGCAAATGGTGGCGGCAGAGGAGCTTGCACTGGATTATATAAGATAGATTTACCGGACGGAGATTATAAAATAAGGCTATTAACCCCTACGGAATGTGCTAGATTGCAAGGATTTCCCGATGATTACTGCAAGTCAATTAGTAGAAGCTAAGCTTTTAAATGTTATGGCAATTCTTTTACAGTTCCAGTTATAAAGCATATTTTAGAATATATTTTTTTTGATAAAAAATGTAAAACAAATAAGCAAGAATTATTATTTTAATTAATATGAACTTTTTTAACAAATTTTTCTTAGATATAGATAAAGTTGAAACTATATCTCATTCTGTGGTTCTGGTTGAAAAAAATTTTTTCTCTTTGAAGGGAAAACTTAATAAGGCAATGAGACTTCAAATACAAAGCCCATTTTCTAATCTAGCAAATTCATTAGCATTAAAAAGTGTTTTTAAAAAACCAGTGATTGAGCCTTTTTCAAATTCTCTACAATCTTACAGAGAATTTGAGTCTGATAATTTTGTAATAACTTATGATAAATTAAGCTTAAGATTTGGAATAGAAGACAAAATACCAGAACAAAGAAATAATTTAGTTAGAAAAATAGCTACTGATTTAATTAATCTTGCCGAAGTAGAAGAAGACATTGGAGCAATTGGAGTAAATTACGAAATGTTTTTACCAGAAAATAATTTAGACCTTAAAAAATTATTTTTAAAAAAAGATATTGCGGAAACTTTTGATAATTTATTCATAACACCTGTATTTGAAATTGATAAATTTATAACTCTAAATTTAAAGATTGTTTCTGGAATAGTTGATTATAAAGAAGGTATTTTTTTTGATGTTAATTTTCACATTGAAATTGATGAATATGGATCGCAAAAAATTAGTAATATTTTAGAAAACGACTTTTGCAAGATTGCTAAAAATAAAATTTTGCATTTAATGGCAAAAACTTCTTGACATTTATTTTTTATTAAATAAAATATATTTGTTGGTATTTGCCAATTTATTAAAACTAAACTAAAAACAAAATGACAAATTTAATCGAATTACACACAACAAAAACTGATTTAACTAAAGATTTTATTTTAAATGATAAAAATGTTAATGAATTATTAACATATATAGAAAATCTTAAAACAATAGCATTTGATTTTAATGATAAAGAAGAAGTCAAAAAAGCAAAAAATCTTAAAACTCAAGCCAATAAATTTGTAGCAGAACTTAAAAAAGTTTGCGAACCGCTTGAAGCTGAAGGGAAAAAAGTTGCGGATATTAGAAGTAAAATTTCAACAAAACTTTCAACAGGCAAAGATAATGTAATTGATACAATTTTAAAGCCTATAAATGACGCTGAGGATAAATTAAAATATATTAAAACAAAATGTGCAACTTTAATTACCGATTTACATTCTGTCAGTGTAGTTTTGTCTGAATGTGATGAGTTAGAAAAATTTAATTGGTTATATTTAAAAGATGAGGGAATTCAATTAATAAATCAATTAAGAGGATTGGCATTGGTTTCAAAACAAAATTTGGAAGCTCAGCAAAAAGCAGAATTTGAAGCTAAAGAAAAAATAAGGCTAGAAAGAGAAGAGCAAATTAGAAAAATAGCCGAAGAAAAAGCTAAAGCAGAAGCACAAAGACAAATTGAAGAAGCTAATAGAAGAGCGGAGCAAGCTATAATAGATGCTGAAAATAAAATAAAAGCAGAAAACGAACTAAAAATAAAACAAGAATTAAAAGCTAAAGCAGAAGAAGAAGCGATTTCTAAAAATAGAGAACATCGAGCTAGAATTCATAATGAAATTCTGCAAGATATTCAATCTTTATTAGGTGTTGATGCGAAAATAATAGTTGAACAAATTGCTAAAGGAAAAATTAGAAATTTATTTATAAAATATTAAAACTAATTAAAAATTATGAAAGCAAAAGCCCTTCTTAAATTACCTTATAGAGATGATAAAGTTATAAGACAATCAATATATAATTCAATTGCAGTTATTAATACAGGACTAAAACACGATTCTGGTTTTGCATTAATGGCTTTGATTGGTTTAGACGAAAATTATAAGCCAATTGAAATCATAGGTTTTTGCAATGATATTAAATGGGAATTAAATGGATTATCATTTTCTAATGATATGCTTTATCCATCTGGAGCTACTCATTTTTGGAGTCTTGATGCTAATTTTGAAGTTGTGTATTGCACTAGCACAACATTAATTAGGTTAGTAGCGGAAAATAAAAGACCAAAGCCAAATTTAGAAGATAAATGCGGAATTCAATGTAAAGGAATAAAGAAATGACAATACTTGCAAAAAAAACAATATTGGCAATATTAGCTATTGCAATGCTTACTGTTTCAATCATAATCGATAATTATAAACAAAAAAACAAAAAATAATGACAATAAATAAAGTAATCTTAATAGGCTCAGTAGGAAATGATCCAGATATTAAGCAAACTAACGATGGTAGAGAGATTATAAATCTATCTTTGGCTACTAGTGAAAGTTGGAAAGATAAAAATAGCGGTGAAAGAAAAGAAAAAACCGAATGGCATCGCATCGTAATATTTTCGCCTAATATAGTTTCACTTGTTAAATCATATGTTAGAAAAGGTAGCAAGCTTTACATCGAAGGTTCTTTGCAAACTAGAAAATGGACTGATAAATCTGGAGTTGAAAAATATACTACTGAAATCGTTTTGCAACAATATAATTCTGTTTTGCAAATCCTTGACAGTAAAAAACCACAGCAGCAACAACAAGAAGAGGAAGAGTATGTATTTTAGCAATAAAATATATTGCAATTAAAATTTTATTTAATATTTTAATTATTGAAACTTTTTTTTCATAGGGGCTGGCAACCTGTTATCAATGATAATATAGCCTCAATAAGGTTGCAAAACTGCCGTCGTATTTTTATTCATTGATACGACGGCAAATTATTTATATTTTTATGAAGCTCTATAATTTAGTATAAACTCCATTAATTAATCTGCCAAATTTTTGTCTATTATCTTTTAATTTTGTAGACAAATGTATCCATCCATTTTCTAGCAAGCATTGATCCACATTTTCCATTTTTTCACCTTTAATCCATAAAACAATTTCTTCTAATTTTTTAACATCGTTAATTCCATTCACTAAAAAATCGCAGGCTTCAAATCTTGTATGCTGACTAATTGGCTTACTTCCTACTAATCCATTAAGTTTTTGACAGCGAAAACCGCTTGTAATATTAATTGTTGCCTCATTGCTACCTATAATTCTCTTAAAAACAGGACTTTTATTCATTCTATCTCTAAGTTCTTGAAAAAAATAACTTAGGTGAACACCGTTTATCATATATTCTTTTACTCTAGGGTCTTGCAAGAACTCCTGCTCGTTATCGATATTGTTTTTTATTGCAGTCGCTGAAAAAAAGAACTCTTGATATTTAAAACTAGTCCTATTTAGCTGTTTTAGATTAATTGACATTATCTAGCTCCTTAATTTGAATTAAACATACACTATCATATTCGGCATCGCTACGAAGCATTAATCTTAACACTTCTTCTGGCAAATTATCCTCAAAATTACCTTTAATACCATAATATGGCTTTAGCCAAGAGCAAAGAAAAGTGCTGTAATTAGTTGCTTGTTGTGGTGCCGTGTTCTTCTCTATTCTTTTTAAATTGCAATTTGAGATCGCTAACATCGTTATTAATAATAGTGCGGTTATTAATCTCTTGTTGTAGTGCTTGCATATTTTCATATTGCTTTATTTCTTTTTTTAAATTACTAACATTTTCAATTTTTTGTTTTGCAAAAAAACCAAAAAAGAAACTAAATATTGTTGTTATTAGTTGTATCATATTATTTTTTTATTTTATCAAAAAATTGAATTATAAAAAATCCAGATAAAAAACTAAGTATCTTTATTATTGTTAGTGTCATTGCTGCTTGTTATTTTGTTAAACCATTTACCCCTTTCTGCCAAAACAAAGCCACCAGAAGCTCCAGAAAGCATTATCCAGCATTCTATGAGGTCTTTTACTAGTTCATATTTTTCAACAGGCAGTTTAGCAAATAAGGCTATTAATGTCAAGATAAAAGCAATCAAAAGAGATGCTACCATAGACCATCTTTTAGATGACACATTATTATTAAGCTCGATAATTTTATTTAAATTAAAAAAGTTCATTTTTTCTTGTTTTTTGTTTTATTGCTATTTTGTTTGTTTGCAGGATAAGAATTTTGATAAACACTTAAAATAAAATTTTGGCGAATCTCAGTTACTTCTTTTCCAATTTTATTGACTTCGCTTTCAGTTCTTTCTTGTTTTTTTTCAAACGTAGTAAATTTTTCATCTTGTCTCTTTTCAAGCATAGTAAATTTTTCATTAGTCAAATTAACAAAGCTAGTCATTTTTTGATCAAAATTAGTCACTTTTTGATCGATATTATCATATCTTTGTTTTTGCTCTTCTGCATTATTTTTGATAAGTTTTTCTACCTCAGCAGTCAATTTATTACCACCTTTATTAATATAAAAAAATACAAAAAGCAAAGTAATAAAATTAGAAAACAATTGCTCTATTGGTAATTTTAGAATAGAATAGAGTATATTATTAAACTTAAAATATGAACCTAAAAGTTCGGTAATTTCTATCATTGCAAGTCCTTAACAATATTAATTAGAATATTAGCTCCAATATCTCCTTCGCACTTAGTATTACTATTTGAAAGGTCTGTAAAGATAAAGGCTCGCAAAAATTTTGGGTCTTTTTCCTTAACAACAACAAATTTTATATTTTTAATTGGGCTTCTAGTTTTTACAACATTTCTAATATAATCTTCGACAATTTGCTCTTCTGTTTTTTGCACTTTTGTTAAATTACCTTCCTCATCAGATACAAATTGTGGAGTTCTTGCTTTTTTTGCGATTAAATCATCGCACTCATCTGGATAATAAGCCCCCATAATAGAGCAAAACAATTGAAACCTTAAAAAAGTATTATTTTCAATAAAACTGCAGGTTGAGCTATCTTTTTCTAAATTACAACCAAAAACCTTCGCTCCCATTCTTTGATTGGTTGATTTTGATAATAGGTCGTTAAACCATTCCAAAGGCAAGTCGTAGTTTTGAGTGTAGGCATCATTGTAAGTCTTTAGATTCATAGGACAAATTTCTTTTGCCTTATAATATTCTGCAGTGCAACCCCAAATGTTGTTATTGCGATAAACCTGAGCTTCTTTTTCAAAAGTCCAGTCGCTAAAAGCATAATCTTTGCCACATTTAGTAGCTTCTCTTTTTAATCTTTGTGAAATAGTTAAATTTTTACCATTTTCAAAGCCAGCATAAGAATAGGTATTGGCTAAAAAATATTCAGTTGAGCCTTTATATTGAAGTTTTGCTTTTCCATAAACGAGCAAAATTGAAAATAATAATATTATAATTATATTTTTTAGTGATATTTTTTTAATTATTTTCATTTATTTTGACAGTTTTTTCAAACAAAGGATCGTTAACTAATTCGACAGGAGTAGGAGCATCGCCATTTTTTATTGTTGTAAATTTTCTACCTGCTTTTTTTAAGCAATCATAAACTCCGCCACTGCAAAAGTTATTTTCATTTGTATTTTTTTTATAACCAAAAAATTTCAATATCCTTTCCGCCCAATTAGGCGAGGTTGCAGCCTCTATTATGCTATAAGCCTTATTATCTTGCCAAAAGTTTAATATAATAGCACTCTCGCTATCTGTAAGCTCTTTTTTGATTGGTGTATAATATAAATCAACATTTTTTCTAACAAGACCATCGCTAAGTAAATAAGTATAATCTTTATCTCTTAAAATAGAAAGTTTTTTTATAGACTTGCCCGGATTTACTAAATATTCGCAAAATTTAAAAATTAAGTAATTTTCTTTTCTTTCAACATCAACAACAATGCCAATATGACCTAAACCCGGTATTTTTAAGTCATTTCCAGTTTTGCCAGTTACTTTACCAATGAAAACTCCAGCAATATAATGCCAACTTTTAAAGTGAAAACTTAGCAAGTCGCCACTTTTTATATTTTCAAATAAAAATTTCTTAGTCATTATTTAAAGGTGTAAATATTTTATTTTCTTTAAGCCACTCAATATCTTGAGGATATTTAGATAAAACATACTCATCTTGAGAATACTCTAAAAATTCATCATCAATATTTAATACTTGATCTTTTTTAAAATTAATTTTTAGGTCAGCAATCTGCTCTATTGATAATTTTTCTCTATCTATTAAGTCAAACTGCTGTTTTAAAAGATTATAATTATACCTAGACACTTCTTGCACCTTTGATAATAATTGCTTGCCAAATGATTTTGGTAAATTCATTTTATAATTTCTGTTATGTAAATAATCAAAAATTATAATATCCTTCGCAATATTAGTTTTTGGATTAATATTTTTTCTAAATTCTTGATAAATTCTATTATATTCATCGCCACATAAAACAATTTTTATCTCAACTCCATTTTTTAAAATCATTTTTTGGCTTTCTTCGTATTCTTTTCTTAATTGATTTTTTTTCTCTTTTATAAAAGTTAATTCATCAATATAATTATCTTTTTCCTCAGCAAGAATACTATTTTTTATTTCTAAAGTTTTATTATTTATAAAAATACCATAATATACATCTTTTACTATTTTCCATTCTTGATTTTTGTTATCAAAAAATGCTTTTTCAATAGATATATCAAATTCTGGAGGACATTTTTTAGTAGAATTTTCTAAGTAAAAATCTCCATCACCACTAAACTGATATGTTGTAGGGCAAAAATAATAATATCTTTCTAAATTATTTTCCATATTTTTATTCATTATAAAGTTCTAAACATTGCAAAAAGTGATAGTTATTTGCACCACCTGTTATCCCACCAACTATTAAATATTGACCTGATAAATCTCTTACCGTATTATCTTGATAATCCATAACAAAACCAACACCAAAATTACTGCCTTTAATTTCAATTTTTATATTGGTTAAGTTTGTAGTATAATTCCATTCTAAATTAATTGTTATACTTTTAATCGAGTCATTGCCACCATAATCTAATGCGAAAAAATCTTGCGAATTTAATAATGATCCATTGTAATATAAATATATTTTTTTATCATACTCGCTAAAATAAATAGTATAAGAATTATTAGTTTTAGTATTTGTATCACCAGCTACAGGAGCGGCATTTGCAAAAAAAGAATAATATATACCATCAGCTCCATTTCCTCCGCCAGCAGAATGATTAATTTCCGCTCTAAATCTTTTATTTTGCGATGCAAATTGTGGTATATTCTTATACCAATAACCTTTTTGGTTGTTAATAGGCGATGTTAATGTGACATTTGTCTTTCTTCCTCCAGTAGAATTTGTATTCCAAAAAGCACTGCCAGCTAAAGTTCCGCCTCCATTTACACCAGATTTTATAAAATTTATTAAATCAACCCTTTGAGGAACACAATTAATCCAAGATGATCCTATATATCTTTGATTAATACCAATTGTTGAATTAAATATAGTATCGCCAGAAACCCAGTCAGTAATAGCATCACGTTCTGCAGTTGTAAAAGAGGCTATTAATTTTGTTGTTTTTGACAAAACTCTTCTTTGAGAAGGGTCGCCATTTGGAATTGTTAAGCTTGTTGCTGTGGAATTACCAGCAAGTAACAACTGCCCAGTATCAACTCCAGTCAAAGAAGATGACACATTGCCACCACCTTGACTAGCTATAATGCTTACCCAAGTTTTATTGCTAGATTTAGTCCAGCCAATAGAGCCAGTTCCATCTAAAACCGAAACTGCAGAAGGGGCATCGTTAAATCTATTAATAATACCAACAATAGCTCCAGATTTAACAAATATATCACCTTGCAAAATTCCAGTAATTCCCGTAGGTGAAGCAAAATTTGCAATATAAAGCCCATCGGTTCCAGTTGACAAAATGGCATTTAACGCTGTCTGTGAAGTTATTATGGCATTAATAAATAAATTCTGTGTGTCAAATATATATCCAGTTGCAGATTGGCTGGCGACTGCTATTTGTGTGTTTTGCTTAATAACAGTCCAGCCACTACCAATAGAAATTGGCACTGGTCCATTGCAATTTGCAAGAACCAATGTTCCGCTTCCGCTTGCTAAAGTGCCTAAATTAATTAATGTAGGAGCTGAAGATGAATTAGCAATATATTTATAACCGCCAGCAGTAAAATTAATTGTTGCGCCACCAATATCACTATCCATATAAACCGTGCCAGTAGAGGCATCACTAATCGTTGCTCCAATTTTTCCACCGACAAATTGCATTGAAGTATTACCATCAACTAATTTTATTATTCCAGTAATTTTAGCTCCAGCATCAAGAACTGTTTTTACTGAAGTTTTGTCTGAAGGAAAGCTATAACCATCTTGGCTGGCAATGTTATAAGTTTTACTACCCTGAAGTTTTACTTGACCGCTTGAATTAACATCAGTCCAGCCTTTCTCAGCTGTTAAAAATGGATAAAATGGGGTTAGTCCATCATTGGTATCAAGTCCATAAGTTCCTTCGACAAACCTTGTTGACTCTTGTTTTAGGTTATTAATTAAGCCACTTGATAAAGTTGGCTCTATTGACCAAGTGCCAGCAACAGTTGAATTGCTTGTTAATATTAACGATAGTGCTTTATTATTGCCACTAATCGTTGCAATCGTTGTGCCTGATTTGTTATTAACATTAACACTATAATTATTATAATTAATAAAATTGTAAGGTGTGCCTACTAACATTCTAGTCGCATCTGGCAATGTTATCGACGAATTAGCCGCAACAGAACTTGTAAATATTAAATTTTGCGGTAAATCTTCCGTCAATATCAATGTTTGTGCTGAGTTAAATATACTGCATTCTTTTATAATATTGCCATAGCCACCTTGCGAGTTAAACCTAAAAGTATCTTGCATTGTGCCTAAGTCCGTCGAGCTAACAGGATTAATAGCAAAACCGTGAATTGCAAAAGAAGAATTTGAAAAATTAAAAGTAATGTTCGTTGTTGTAGTGGTGGCTAATTTATAAGCAGAAGACGATCTTTCGCTGGTGCCAGGATTTAATGAAAATAGTGTAGTTCCATTGTTTGTTGGGCTTACATTAACAACCCCGATAACAGCTAAAGCAATTTGCCCTGCGACTGTAGTAATGCTAACAGATGCACTTGTTGTTTGGTTGCTATTAAAATTTTCTGTTGCATTTAATATCGGAGTCGCTTGATTAACATTAAAAAAGTTTGTCGCTCCAGCAGAAATTCCGCTTGAGTTTGTTTTGGTAATAACAATATTTGCCGTTCCTTCTGGAGGATTTACAAGGTAAAATGTTTGTATGTTATTATTTGTAGATGCAACCGCTCCAGTTGAAATCTGTGTCATCGCCTGTCCGCCATAAGAAACTGCGGAAACGGGAGCAGAAGCTGGAGTGCTTATGCTTACAACCAAAAGTCTATTTTGCTTGCCGCTAGGAACTGTATGTGCAAAGGTTGCATTTTGTATGTTGCTACTTGTATATGTAATTGTCGAGCCTATTTCTATATCACCATAAGGTCTTGCAGAAGTTCTTATTACAAAATCACCGCTACCACCAGAGCTATTGCTAGGTTGAAATATTAGGTCTCCACCCTTACCGCCAGTGGTGTTATTACCCATTCTCATCAAAACATTGCCTTGACTTCCTGAATCGGTTGTTGCTTGTGTAGAAATTACAGTATTATCACCAGCATCTTTTCTCACAGAACTACTAATTCCTACAGCATTTTGATTTAGATCAGACCAAGTTTTGTTGCTTGATAAATATTTTCCTGAAGTATTGTTGTGTATTGGTAATAATGTTGCTATTTTATCAATAATTACACTAAGTAAATCGTCTTTAGCAATATTACCTATATTAGTTTGTAAATCAGCGGTTAAAAGAATTTTTGTTGGTGAAATATTTGCATTAGATTTAATTAAACTATTATCAATACTACCCGATTTTATATCGGCATTAATACCATTGACATCAATACTAATAGTAATAGCATTAGCTGAAGGATTATTTATTCTCGCATTTGCAGTAATTTTTTTAGTAATACTATCATAAGCAAAGTCAATGCTATTTGTATCTAATAGATTGCCCGCTACAGCATCGGTAGCTAAATTTACAAAACCTTCAGTATTTACCTTGCTTTCATTTAAAATTTTGCCTTGATTAGCAGACAGCGGTAAATTTATCGATGTGCTTGTTAAATTATTAACAACGTCGCCTTGTTTTAAAATGGTGCTATTTTTTGGCTCAAAACTACCAGAATTATAATCGCTGCTAGACAAGCTTCCATCATTATTAAAAACTGGAAAATTGCCATTAATTGCTCCGCTAACTTTTAGAATGTAATTTTCAATAGAATTAACAAGATTAACTTGACTGGTTGTTAGATGGTTATAATCATTAGTTCCGCCGCCCTGTATTCCTTTTAAATCATTGTGATTGGCAACTAACGGAGTATGTATGTGAGAAAAATATTGATTGCCCGAATGATAAAATGTTATTGCGGTGTCGGATGTTCTCGTTGTTAAAACAAATATCTTAACAACTAGTTCATCAGTTATTAAAACAGGGATGTTTTGTTGCGGAATTTCAATAGTTAGTAATTCTGGATTATTGGCATCTACCGAGGATATTAATTGGCTTGTCGCTTCAAATAATAGTGTCTCCGTGTTAAGAGTAGATCTTTTATAAACTCTTACAATAATTCTACAAGAAGCAGCATGATCAGCGTAAGCATATATATTAAACTGCCAAATACCCGCATCTAACTTTGAAACATTTAATTGGGTTGGCAAAACAAAAGAGCCAGCAAGAACGGTATTGTTATTAGCAATAGCAGAGATTGCAGTTTGTGCTGTGGTGCTGGGCGATTTTGATAATTGCTTGTAGGATGGTATAATTAAATCATCTGTGCCAGTAAAATATATCGTTTCACCACTACTTGCCCCAACGGGTAAATTATCTAATTTATAAGATATATTTTGTATGTTGCCCGTAAATTTATCGTTTAATATTTTTTGAGTATCGCCGTTAGCAGGTGCAGTAATTTTAGGCTCAATAGTGATTTGTTGTATTTTGCTAGTTTCAATATTGGCATCAGATGCTATATTAGAATTATTAAATAACCCATTACTAATAGCGGTATCAGTTTCGCTTTTAGAATATACATCAAGATTTGTTCTTGCGACAGCATCATCGGTTAAATCACTTAAATTATTAGTCGATCTAAGGGCATCGGGAGCGATATTGCTACCAGTATTATTCCATTGACTATTATACCAAGCAAAAAAACTATTAGTTGCAACAACCAAAGCATAATCACCATTGGAAGCATTAGGATAAGCAGTTTGCAATTGTGCTAAAGTTTGATAAACTCCTTTGTTTTTATCTTCAGCAGAAACGACAGCCCAACGATTATTATTGGAAAAGAAATAGATAATATCGCCTCTTGAAGCTGAACTTATATCATCAATAGGAGAGCCATTGTAATCTTCTAATAAAATAAAACTTCCAGGCGAAGTGTATATTCCTGCTTGTATTTTTGTTGGTTCAGTAATCGGATTCCAAGACTCTAAACCACCACCGCCAACTCCAAGTAAGGCATTTTTTAGATCTCGAAATGTAACGAAACCTTTATTAAAATATTGCTTTGTCATCTTTTTAGAGTTTATTGATTATAATTCCAATATTTGTAATTTTTGTGTAATCATTTGTCGGGATTGGCGACAAAGCACTATCCACAATATAAATCTCAACACTTTCACAATTAGAAAATGTTAAGTCTTGTTCGTTTATATCTTTTACACCGCTAAGAGATCCGTCGCTATAACTATCGACAGAACCATTATAAACTTTTGCACTGCCAATGCCAATTTCTTTAAAAGCTAAGCGGTAGCCAGTATCCCACTGCCTTAAAAGAGAATAATCAGTTTTGTTAATCAATTCAAAATTATAACTACCTTCTTTTAGAGTGATCTTGTCATTATTAATTTGCACTAACGGAGTTCCGCCGACAATAGCTTCGTTAGTAAAGCTACTAGAATTTACTTCTAATTCGCAAGTGAGGGTAGAGGCATCTTTTACAGTAAATAATCTTTGTTGATTAAAAATATTGGTAATCGGTTGTGGATTGCCATCATTTTTGATATAATCAAAATTAAAAATATTTAACCCGCTAATATTAATATTAACAGTCCCGCCAATTAGTAAATTATGCCCTGTTTTTTCGATTTTTATCGTTAGCAAATATTGATTGTGACCATTTTGCTGTATTTGTGTAAATGCCTTCACGACACAGCCAGTCAAAATTCTTTTTGTTAAAGTAGTTTCCATTTTCGCTCCTTGTTAATTATCCATATTAATTTGTCTATCAACCGCATTTTGCAATTCTTCTTCTATTTTAATTGCATTGATTTCTGCTGGTGTTGTTGAGTTATTAATTCTTTTAAGCAAATTTTCTTTTTTACCCCTAATTTGCAAATTTCTTTTTAACTGAATTTCCTTATTAGCAAAATCACTTTTTTCAGTTGTCAAGAAAAAATTGACAACTTGCCCTTTGTCATCAAAAAATATAACATTATCATCTTTTGCAGCAGGCAAAGTTTTGGCAAAAAAATCAGCATCTTGAGTTAAGCTAGCATACATTTCTTTTAAAACACCAGGATTTGCATTATTAGAATAAAGTGTATATAACCAAGTTTTTTTGCTAGCATAAGCAGTTTCAAGTTCTTTTATCTTATTGTCTTTTGCTTGTTGCAATAGATAAGCATCAATTTCTTCTTGATTTAGTTTTATCCAATTAATAAAGCCAGCTCCAATTTGATATTCATTATCAAAAACTACTACTTCAGTTTTTTCTGGATTTTGTAAGTAAATTTCTGTCATATTTTTATAAGTTTAGATTTATATAGCCGTGAGTTTCAACATAATAACTTCCAGCCCCACTTTCTGATGCAATTCTTAATTGACTTGATAAATTTGTAATAAAATTATTTAACGAAACAGATACATAAACATCTTGCCCAACTAAAGTAGGTTTCATATTAAACACACCAGCAGCAGAAGGAGTTTGTATTCCAGATTGAACTAAAATTCCAAATTCTCCACTATTAGACTGAGCCATAATATTTCCAAGCGGAACTGTATTTAATCCTTTTGGGGTAGAAACTGCAAAAAGATTTCCTGTTCCAGTTGGCAAAGATATATTCACTGCATCCCAAATTGGCGATAGATAATTAAAATAATTATTTATTTGCTTGAAAGGAATTATATTCCCACTCATATTTGTAAGAACTGAACCAATATATTTGTATTTTATATAGCCAGTTGGTAAATTATTAACAGAAGGGGTTTGATTATCAATACCCAATACAGCACAAAAATCATAAGTTCCATCTGCTTTTTGTATCCTAAAGATATGATAAGTCGAGTATGCCTGCCTAGAGCCAGTAATTAAAAGATTTCCTTGATCACCAGCAGTCCATTCGCCACTAGATTGTAAAGTTTTAGTTAGTGTTATATTGGTAATAATATCAATATGCGTGTTAATGTTTGTTGAATTATTAGCAATAGTTATTATTTGGTTTTCATCATTTTTATTTATAACAAAACTAACACCATTATACATGAGTTCAGTATAGCCAAAAATATCGCCAACAACAACATTAGTTCCATCTGTCCTTATAATATTTTTACCGCCAAGTCCAGCAACATTGATTACTGGTGTAGTCGTAGTGTTAGCATTCGTGGTGATAAATCTTACAATCATCCCCTCAAAATATTTCGTTGGGGCTTTAAAGTTATCTATTGGCGACAAAGTGTAATTGTTGGCAGTTCCGTTATCGTTATAATAATTACCAACAGCAGAATAATTAGCAACCGCCTTTGAGATTTGGTTTAGATCGTTGACATCTGCAGTTAAGCCAGCACTTGATATAAGATTGTTAATATCTTGAAGCTGATTCCACTCACTGGGAGCGAGACTACTACCTTCTACTTTATTCGTTGTAAAACTAGACATAATTAAAAAATACTTTGCAATGAGCGGGTTTAATTTTATCAAAAAGTTGTTTTAGCACACCTAACAAATCGATTGAAAAATTAAATGTAAAAACAAACGGAAAGCCTTCAGTTTTGTATTTTTTATCGACTTCAACAACAATTGCAAATGGTCTTGTTGCTTCACTTAATAAAAGAATAGGGAACTTATAAGTAAATGAAGAGGCGGTAAAACCATCGACAACATTAATATTAAAACCAAGAATTTGAGCAATCCTTTCGAATTGCACATCTGTTGTTGCCCTAGAGCCTGCTATTTTTAGTAAAATGTTTTTCCGCCTCGTTTCAATATCTGCGGCTATATCAAAAATTTCATCGGGAATGCCTACAGCTTTTTCCCACTCTTCTATTAATAATAAGCTATTATTAATATTATAATTGTCAATAATCTGTTTTGCAGAATTTCTAATTTCTAGCCAGCCAACAGATAAACCAAGCAGAATTTTAAAAAAATTGCTTTCAGGGTTGTTTTTAGCTTCGTGTAATTTATCGTTCCGTAGATAATTACCTATTATTCTTGCTTGCTCTTGCTGTGTTCTTTGCTCGATTATCAAAATGTAATATCTCCTAAAGTTGGCAATTGATTGCTAGTTATATCAATATCACCTGTTGGCGATGTTAAAGTAAAAGCACTAGGGCTTTTACCTTGACTGTCTATTGCAGAGTAAATAACATTATTATAAGTAGCCTCACTAATATCTTTGCCAAGACTTACTTCTATACTGCGGAAATAATCGGTTAATCTGCTTTTAATAGCCTCTTTCATCTGTGGAGTGTCAGGAGTTAAACTGCCAAAGTTAAAATTGACTGTGCAAGGAGTGGGCGACAATACTATAACCGCATTGTCATTCATATTCGCAGGCTTTATGCCGCCATTTGCAGTGTCGATAATTTTTGTTTTTGCCTCGTTTAATTGTATTGAGTTCGGTAAAATATTAATCTCGCCGTCATTGACGAAATATATTGTTGTTTGCCCCGCATTAGGAGTGGCATCAAATACCCATACCCTAGTTATTGCGGATATTTGATTGATTAAAAATATTTCTATACCCTTATTGGTAAAAGGAGCAAGATTATTCGACCAAGCTTCAAGAACTCTAACTCTAAAATTATCTTCGGTTTCATCATCTATACCGCCAAAAACCCCTTCAAAACTTGTAAATGCAATATCGTTAACATTTTCAATCGGCGAGGTTAATTGCAATTGAGTTCCGCTCGTTATATTACCTAAAGTGCCAGCAGTGTCGCAAACAACCTGAACCTTAGAAAATGTTGCGGTTGCCGTAATTGAGCCAGTAGCGGGAGTGATAGGAGCATTATCTACTTGATAAGTAAATTTATTGCTTTCTGTTGCGGTAATTGTTGCAGTTTTGTTATAATCTACTTGACTTGCTCCAGCGATAACAACTTGCATTCCTGTCGCTAGATTATGATCGCTAGCAGTGGTTGCTGTTGCGGTTGTGCCTACCCTTTCTAATGCGGTAATATTAATTAATTGTGTTGCTAATGTTGTATTTGCTATTGTTTTATATTGAGTGCCGTCCACTTTTTGTAAAGTTGTGTTGGCAACAACTTCAGTATTGGCAGAGCCAATTATATTGATATAACCAGTCGCTTTTTGACTAGTTTTTATTACAAGACCAAGCATATTACCCCAGAACTTTAAATAGTCACCAGTGGCAGTTTGCGGGAATAGTTGACGTAAAACTTCTTTTATAATACTGTTATTGTCATCAATCCCAGCGGATAAGGAAGAGACTAACCCAGAAATTAAACTATTTCTTATGTTAGGATCGATTTGCTTTTTAATATCAGTTTGCCCGTTATTGACTGCGGAAACCAAAGAGCTAAAAAGCAATTGTTGTATTTCTTGTAAATTTTTTGTCTGTATTGGCATTATATAGTAATACTTCCCTTTTGATTAAAAATATTAGTATAATTGATATTAATTACATATTTATTATTAGCAATATCAATATTACATTCAATTTGACTTAGATAACCATCATCAACTAACCATTGCAAACCTTCATTTATTGTATCTTGTAAATCATCTCTTGAGTTTTCAGCAATTTTTTCTTGTTCTGTAAAAAGCCAATAAAAAGAACCGACTTCATAATCATCAACTTGATTAAATTGATTAGAATAATGCCCTCTACGATTTTCGATATTTTCTACAAGAAAATCATCGGCTCTTTTTTCGCAAAAAATTGACATAAGAATTGCTGTTCTCAAAGATGGCTTTACATTATTCTCTTTATCCGTTTCGTAGCAATGTTTTATATCGCCATTTTCAAAAGAAATATCAAAAGCACCATTGTTATAAATCTCAACATCAATCATTGTTGACTTATTTTTAAAAGTTATTAATATTATTATTTTTAATAATAATCAAGATAAAATGCCAGCAGAAATCGTTTCAATACTAGCAATAGAAAATAATAAAGCAAGAGTGCAACTAGAAAATGGTGCAATCATAGATGGCTCTAAAATTATTATGCCTTTTGGATTTTTTGCTAATATGCCAATTGACGAAAATTCATTGGGTTTATTATTCAAAGACGGCTCGCTAGATAACTCTTACGTTCTGCCAGTCAACATTATAACACAACCAATTATTGCTAGTGGCGATGTAGCAATCAAAGATTTTTTTAATTATAGTTCTGATTCTAATTCTCTTAGCATAAATGCCGATGTTGAAATTCAAGGTAAATTGCAAGCTAGTGGTGAATGTAAATTTCAAAATAAACTGTTTTTACAGCATACACATAGTGGAGTGCAATCTGGCTCTAGCGACACTGGTGCAGTTTCTTAACTTTTGTATTTACTCGCTAAATCACCAGTAAAAGTTTTGAAAAACTTAGCAATAGAATTAGATAAAATTGGGTTGTCATCAAAGCTTGTAAAACTGCCAACATTGCAAAGCGACAAGGTGGTTCTGCTACCACTATCATCTAATTTATAACTAACACCTTGTATCAAAAAACAACCATTCATTTTATTTGCTTTATCTTGCAATAAAACTAAAGTATTTTCCTTCCATAATAAGCCAGTATCAACATTAGTCAAAAAACCGCGGACTTCGGTTTCGTATTTTGAACCCTTACCCCTCTTGACAGCCATATACCAATTAGCTACATCTTCTAATTTATGTTTGTTTGCATTGCTACCAAGACTAACAATTAATCTTTTATTTGTATTTGCCGTCTGATCAACAAACTCTACATTTTGCTTAAATCTTTTTTTGCTTTCAACTTGTTTTTGCGAACCAACTATTCGAATATATCGATAAGTTTCGCTACTGTCAATATTAAGATTACTTGACAATAAATTAATATTATTTTTTGTTAAATTTAATTCGCCAACGGCTAAATCTGCCCCTTCTCTAGTAATTAATATATCGCCACTTTCGTTAGTAATTATTATGACTTGAATTGTTCTGGCTAATTTATCTAAGAATTGAAATATTTTCATATCTTTTTCTGCTACAAACGAATTGCCAACAAGCTTTGGCAAGTTCTTTATATTAGTTTCAATTTTTATATTGTTAAAACCGTTGTCATCTAAAATTAGCCTTGCTAATTTTAGAAAATCATTTTGCTTATATTGCTTTGGAATAATATCGCTGTCAATAATTTCACCTGCTTTATCTCTGCCCGACAGTGTTAAGTAGTGTTCTGTCAAAGATTGAGTTATGTCGATACCTTCAACATAGCCAGAAAATACTAATTCTTGATTTATCTCTATTTTTATGCTCGAGCCTTTAATTAATCCTATAAAATTTGCTGTTTTTTGTGTAATGTTAATAGAAAATGAATTACAAAAATTTTCAATCGACTTACTAAGTGAAAAATCAAGAAAATCGTCCACATCGCAACTATTAATTTCTATTTTAATCATTGCTCTTGATATTTTAACACTTTAATAACTCCAGCAACATTACTTGTATCTTCTATGTTATTGATATTTATAATCAAATCTTTGTTCTTTTCCGCATCAACACCATATAAATTATGTAAAATATTTATTAGGGGCATTGGATTTTTTACTTCATAATCGATTAAATTAGGCACACTTAAAATAAGGCTATTAAGATAATTAATAGCTTGATATCTCAAGTTATGTAAATTATCAATAATATCTCTATTTTCTATTTTTGTAAAATCTATTTTTTGAAAACCGTATTCTAAATCGGCAATAGTATCATTAAGTTCTTTTACATTACTATAATCAATATCAGCGGACACTTGATAACCAAGGGTGAGGGCATTAATTCTAACAGCTTGATTAATTAATTCTTGATTATTTCTAATATCTATTGAGTTTTGAGAAATTCCAATTTGTATTCTATCTTTTTTATCAATGCCAAATAAATTTTTGCAAACTTTAAATAAATCTTTACTACTTTGATAAGCTACACTCATATTATCAAAGGCAATTTTAATATTATTAGCCAATATTTTTGGCGATTTTACTAGATTATTTGCAGAATTGATTATTTGATTAATTGAGGTTGATAAATCTGCCAAACTATCGCCAGCACCAGCAACCGCACTTGCAGTGTTGTTAATTGTTGAGGCGACTTCTGTAAATGTATCAACAGCACTGTCAAATTTTTCTTTATAATCTTTTACACTGGCGAATGCTTTGTCAAAATCATCTTCATAATCGCCAAGAATTTTGCTTTTTAAACCAGCTAAAAAACCCTTACCTTTCTTTTTACTAACTCCATTTTGTGTAATTTCAACAAATTCAAAGTTAACATCGGTAATTCCAGCAGAAGATTGACTATCTTTAAAATCAAAACTTACAACAAAACCATAATATTTTTTATAAAATGGTAGTGATAAATACCCAGCTTTGCCATCAGTAAAAGCTTTTTCTAATTTATCACGATTTTTATAATTTTTATTGCAATCAATAATAGCATTAACCGCAATCTTTTTTAACAAAATACCACGAGCCTCTATATGTCTTTTGTCGCCAAGTGGATATTCAAATTCGCTAAATTTTAAACCGCTTTTAATATTGCTATCTCTAAAATTAAATTTTACTCCTTTGAATTTGCTAATTTTGGCTCTTGAAGGATTGTAAATTGTCATTATTGAGCATAAGTTGAGTTAATGCCTAAATTCAAATTAGGGGTAGATTGCCTTTGAAAAACAGTAGTATTTTTAGGCATATTGCCAAAGTTAATATCTAAACCGCCAGAAAATCTTTGCTGTTGCGGTTGTATTGGGATTGGAGTTTGTGTTTTTAGCTCCTCTTCATACCAGCCAAACTTTTTATTCATAAATTTTTGAAAAAGACTTCCTCTAGTGCTTTCTACAAATATTTTTCTTATAAATTCATAAACTTTTTTTACAGTAGCAAGAATGGTATCCCAATTTTCAATTATTAATCCAAGAGCTAAGGCGATAATATTTAATAACGACCATCCTTTAAATGGATTAAATTGACTTAATTTTTTAAAATAAACCCAAAGACCAACAAATACCGTAAAAACAGTAACGATTTGTCTTATTGCATAAATAAAACCTCCAAGAGCTAACCCAATTGGCAATAGTGCAGTTAAAAATATACCGCTATAAACAATAAGCTTTTTTGTTTCTGGCGACATATTAGCAAAAGCTGCAGTGGTTTTATCGGCAAAAGTGTTGATTTCTTTTATTAAATTTTTTAGCTCAACAACTTTAACAATTTCATTTCCTAGATTGGCAAAAGCAAGATTAATATTATCTTTTAATGTTGAAAACATGCCACCAAGCGACTTGCTAAGTTTATCAGTAGCCTGATAATACATTCCAGATTGCTCAGTGGATTTTGCTAATGCTTTATTAACCATATCAAAAGACACAAGTCCTTTAGAACCCATTTCTTTTAATTGTGTAATAGTTTTTCCAGTAGTTTTTTGCAGTAAAGCCCAAATCGGGATGCCATTACTAATAAATTGCATTGCATCTTGACCTTGCAATTTAGTTGCACCAGCAACTTGACCATATACTACTGCTAAACTTTCGAGATTAGCTCCTGAACCAGCCGCAACATCACCTAGCATTTTTGTAGTAGAGACTACATCTTTTAATGCGATATTTGATCCTAGCAATGTTCTTGTTGATTTAACTATCTCTGGCAACTCAAAAGGAGTTTCAGCAGAATATTTCGAGAGTTCTTGAAATAAATTTTTACCTTTCTCTGCCGAGCCAGTCAATATTTCTAATTGAATACCTAAAGTCTCAAAATCTGCCGCTGATTTGATAGCTTTCACACCGATTCCACCAAGACCAGTGGACATAACAGCAACACTACGACTAAAACTAAAAGCTTTGTCGGACATATCCGCAATATTTTTTTCAATTCTTTTTGCTGATTGATAAAAAGTATTAGCAGTAGAACTCATTGCTTTTTCAATTCCTTTCAACTTCGGACTTAATAAATCGTGCAGATCGTAGGTAAATTTAACAATATTATAAGACATTATTTTGCTCGATTATTATTTTATTTCTAGCTTTTATAAGCATATTTAATTCAGCAGGTGGCATTTCTAATATATTATGGTAGGTTATGGCACCCTGATAAAATACCATAACCTGTGATATTAGATAAAATATTCTTTCTTGATAATCTAATTCTTTTTCATATTCATATTTACGCCAACTAACCACCTGCTGACCCAAAAATTTGCTAAAAACTCGCAAATAATATTTTCCCAATCTTGATAATCTAGATCTGCTAAATCTTTATCGTTTAGCGGATTTTGATAACACTCATCTTTAAAAGCAATTTTTTTAATCAATTCATTTGCTTTATTAATTATTTCTTGATCGCCATTGAATAAGGTTAAGGCAACAGCCGAGGCAGTAATAGGCTCTTCTTTACCCCCTTCTTGCTCTTGCTTTTGTTCTTGCCTAGGGTTATTTGCTACAAACTTCATTGATTGCTGAATAAAAGTCGAGCGGAAGTAATGGTAGTGATTTTTTATAAGATTGATATTAACCTCTTTTAGGTAAATAGTATCTATATCCTTAAAAGTATTGCTACCATTATCGTTAAAAGGCGAATTAACCAGTTTTTTAATAAGTGTTATTTTCATTTGATTAAGCATAAAGTGGATCGGCATTAAATTCTAAGTCAACATCTTCGCCATACGATCTTTCAATCGTATTAGTTTTTAAAAAAACACCAGTAAATTTATTAGATTCGTAAGCAATAGTGTTATTATCCCCATTTGCCATTATTTGGTTTATAAGGTTATGACTTTCCACATCGTAACGGATATTAACTTTGATTACAGAAAAAGCTTTGTCGTAATTTTTTCTTTTTACTGGTTTTCCACCGATTTGACCAGTAGCCTCTATTTCTGGAGTTCCATCTGTAAATGAAACTTTATTATTATAAGGTAATGTTTTTCCATTAACATATAAAAATGGTTTGTCTTGTATTGCCATAATTAAGCCTCGAAGTTAGGGATTAGATTAATAATAATGCTTTCAAGCTGGGATACTATTTTTGCAGCACTATCAGCAATAATAGAGCCATTTTGCAAATTAACAATTATTGTCTTTTCAACACTTTCTTTAAAGTAATTAAGAGCCTCGTTGCTAGCAACAAGTAAAGCATAAGAACTGTTAAGGTTAGCAAGACCAGATAATTCAGTGTAGTAAGAGCATAAAGCACCAATAAATGTTTGTTTATTAACCATTTTGCGATTAGGAACTACTTGACCACTTGTTAAAGCATGTTGAGGGAAGTCTTTTTTTATACTTCTAAAGAAATACTCACGAACAATCGACATAGTATCTAAAGTATTTAAACTTTGATAAGTTTTATCAACATTGCCAGAATTGTCAGTTTTATAAGTTGTAAATTGCTTGTTAATATCGATATAAGTATTGCTACCATTATTTTGCGGACAAGAACCGCCAGAGTTTTTTAACTCATCTCGTTCTTCACTAAGATAATTGTTGCCTATATCAATTATCGGCAATTCTAAAGCAATCGTATTGAAATAAGGAATTGCAGCATTATAAGAACCGCCTAGAGTTTCGCCATTTGACATAATACTAGAAATATTAGCATCAATAGTAAGCCTTAGCTCTCTAATTGCAGCAATTACAGAAGCTATTGTTAAATTATTTTCAAAAATAGCACCGCCTTTATGATTAGCATTGTCTATTTTTCTATTGCAAACAACATCCAAACTTTTTTGATTTAGGCTGTCAAGCAAAACATTATTATCGGCAAAAGTTTTAGTGCTTGCTATAATGCCAACACCATCTAAAACATTATTATCAATATTTATTCTGCTTTCGGTTAGCTCGGTAAGAATAGACAAAGTATATTCACTAGGGTAAGCAATTGCTGTATATCTTATGGCACTATTTTTGATATTATCAAATAATGTTGTTAATACAGGGTTATTGGCTCCGCCAGTCATTGCAGTAATTACAATTGACAAGCCAGCAACAAAACCTTTATATTTTAAGCCAATAGAATTACCAACAAGACCCTTATTTACTGCGGTTAAATTAACAGTAGAAGTTGATAATGCTGCGGAAACAGGACTTAGTAAATTAGCATCAATTTTAGCTTTAAGTTTTGTTGCTATTGAAACTGCGGTGTCTCCGCTAGTAATATCAATAGTGTAAGCACCATTCTTAATGCTGTCAACATAAAAAGTAAATTGTCCGCTTTCAGTAGCAGTCCCGCTAATAGCAAAAGAACCAGTTGCACTAACTCCGCTAGCATTGTCATCAAGACCAATAGCAGAAATTTTAGGTTTTATGCTTGATATTGATAAAGTCTTTATCAATGATCGTCCAGCTATTGCAAGATGTGAGTTTTTGCCAAAGTAATTATTAAAATCTGCCTCTGTCAAGACATCTTTTAAATCACCGCTAATAGCAGAACCACCACTTGTTTTTTGCCCTACTAATAGAATTGACCTAGCATCGAGCGAGGTTGCAGTTTTTGCACTTAGTATGTTAACCGTTGCCTTAGGATATTCGCTCATTTATTTTTCCTTTTTTGTTTTAATAATAATTTCGACAGCATTATCAATAACACTATCTTTTAACCTATTTCGCCAAAACTGACTAGTTGGCAAATTATCAATAGCTTCAATTTCTATCTCTTGCCCCTCTGTTAATTTACCAAGCTCAGGATGTGTAAAAGGTTTTAATATTTTTATAAGCATAATTAATTAGTAATTAACATTAGAATTAAAATTGTTAATAGTAAAGTTGGCATTTAAGAACGGAACAAAATCAGCAGAATGATCTACTCCATCATTATCCTTAATTTCACCAGTAATTGCAAAATCAAAACGATGAATATAACTAGCGGCATCATAGATATCAGTTCCGTTTCCAAGATACAAACATGGTTGATATTTATCTTGTGTCAATATACTATCAAAACGATAATTTGCAATACTTTTTAATATCGGTTTCAAATAACTTCTTGCTAAGTCCGCCTCAGCACTTGCATAAGGTGAATTTTGAGTGGGTATTGCGACAAATATTGAAAATTCTAGCAAAGTTTTAAAATAGAATTGCTGATTAGTTGAATGCGAGTCGGTTGTTAAACTAGCACCTTTATCTTCTACCCTTTCATCACCAAGTAAAACAAAGATCCATTTTTGATTTGTGTCGTTTTTAAAAAATTCCATCAATCTTTCGCTACTGGCGAAATGTTGAATTCTCGAAGCTTTGCTAAAACTTATATTGCCACTAATAACATTATTTGCAATAGAATTTTCTACTGGATAAGAAAATTTATCGTTATCTATTTTAGTTATTTGCCTAAAGCCATTAAAATAAATGTTATCATCAAGAGTGATATAGCCATTATTAGCATTACCGAAGTCATTTGAGTAAAATTCGATTGTGTAAAAATCTGGCAAAGATTTTATTGTTTTATTACCATTATAACCATCAATAGAGCAATCAGCAATAGTTATATTGCTATTAACCTCAATAAATAAATTATGATTTTCAGCTAATTTAATCGTTGCAGAACCACTAGAATAAGTAATAGATTGTATATTTACTCTTCTTTTAGCTCCTCGAATAGTAATATAATCGCCAGTTGATAAGCCGTGATTATTTGCTGTTGCAGTAATTATTGTGTTATTCTTGACAAGACTAGTAATATTAACAATATCACTAAAGTCATCGGTAAAATTACACAACACTTGCCTAAGTCTATTGGCTATTTGATTACCTATCATAAATAACCTTTTCAATATTAGATATCGCCAGTGCCTTTATCCTTCCTTCATTCGCTTGCATTGATCTTTGCAATGGCATTCTCGCTTTCATATTTTTTGATCCAAATTCTAAAGCTTTGCTATATTTAATAGCAAAACTATCTTTACCGCTACCCCATTCTAAAGTGCGATTGCCCCTCACAATAAAATTAATGGACTTCCTAAATTCTCCAGTGCGAATAGCAGGGGTTTCACTTTCGGCAGAAGCTCTTTTTAATTTTGGTTTTTTTAATCTGCCTCTTACTCCAAAATAGACTGGATATTCTCGCCCGCTTTTTGGTTTTTTCATATCTTGCAATAACCAGTCTCTAAGAGTTCTACCTATTTGATAAGCAGTTTTTCTGTAAGCATCCGTTACTTGCTTGTTTAATTTTTTATTCTTTAATAATGTAGCTAAATTGCCATTAGTCGTCATTTTCATAAGCTGTTGGCTTTCAATGTTGATAAACCAAGCTCTTTTGCTCGTAGCCTTATAATGCTGTTATCTTTGTCAATATCATCAACTAATTCTACTTTATATCTTCTATCATCTAATAATATGAATAGTTGTTGTGAAATATCAATTGCAGAATTATATCTAGTGTAAAAATCAATTGTTATGCTATTAGCAACATTTACATTATTAACAAAATCGCCATTTGCAGAAGTTTTTATCATTGCAAAAACTGTTGTCAATGTTTGATATCCAATACTAACATCGCCGTTAGGATTATTGTTGCCAGAACTAGAATATTTTTGTATTGTAATTTTTCTATTAAAATCAGCGACACAAATTTTTTTAATATTGTTTTTGATTGATTGGCACTTCATTTAGATAACAGAAAAAATATTATTACTTATTATCCAAGGTTGAAATAATCTATTCGCCATATTGCTTTCTTGTGCACAATCGCCACTATTACTATATAACCAAACAACGAAACTAATTACCGCCTCTTTTAGCGAAGGTGGAACTTGATTTGCTGAAGTGCCATAACCACTAATAAATTCTATTTCTATTGCTTGCAACCTTTCATCTGGGTTAAAATTTTCAGTAAAAACCAGCTTTGCATATTCGTTAGATTTTTCAAAATAATAATCAGCAGAATTGACGGTTTGCAAAACATTATTTTTATAATATTTGACAGAATTGATAATTTGTATTTTGCTTTTACGAAACTCAACAATACAATCAAAGTAATCTAAAAAACCAAGCCAAGTTTTATTAATTAAGTCCCGTCCAGTTATTTTCTCGCAATATTCGGTAGCAACAGTTATTAATCTAGTCAATTCAGCATCAAAATCACTATTACCAACAAGACGAAGCCTCTCTTTTACCTCGTCAAGTGTAATAGGTTGAATTAATGCTGGTTGAATTAGAATGTAATTGCCGATTGTTTGCATTTTACGAATTGTCTGCATTTTTAGGGCGGCGACCTCTTTTTGGCTTATCAATAATTACATTAGATGTATTTTCTATTTCATCTTTTTTATTATCATCTTGATCATCATCTTGATCATCATCTTGATCATCTTGATCATCATCTTGATCATCTTGATCATCATTTTCTACATAATCTTTCGTTTGCAATTCGATTTTTAAATCTTGGGTTTCGAGTATTGCGGATGGAAAATCTTGAGTTTGATTAGCCTCAATCCCCCATTTTTCTTTTATAAATACTTCTGCTAAATCTTGATAAATTTCTACGATCTCTCCTGCTTTGTATTCCTTTAGTTTTATGCCAGTTTCATCGGCGGAAGCATTAATTGTCTTGAGAACTTTTATAAGCATAATTTTATTATTTAATGTTAAAAAAAAGGGGTAGTTTCCTACCCCTAAGATTATTAAGCAACTGGTGCTACAATTGGTTGACCGAGAATAGCGGTAGCAGAGACAGTAGCCCCGCCACTAGTTACCGATGTGGATATTACATCAAGTCTAGTATATCTTTTTTTGCCGACATAACCAATAGTTTTGATTGTGTTAGCAGTAGAGATTGCAGCAGCTGCTTTAGTGCCGATTAAAAAATCGTCGGCAACTGAAGTAAATGTAGCATTGTCGTCGCTTTCTTTTATGTCAATGTTAAAAGTTCCGTCAGCTCTTGCTCCTACTTCAAATACAAAAGTTAAAGCTTCAAAGCCGATAGTATCAATCGCAATGCCGTTAGTTGTAGCATTGGCAGTAATTGTTGCGATATTGAGAGCTTTTACTGGTTTCAATATCGATTTTTGAGAATAACTAGCCATTTTGTTTTAGTTTTTAAGTTGATTAATTAATTGGTTGCAATTTTGATTTTCTTGAAAGCTTCGGCTTTTTTCACAATACCACCGACACGACGGAAAAATAAGAATTGAACTTTCTGTTGAGTAATATAAGTGGTTTCGTCTCTAAAAATTGTTAAATCTTTGCGATCACCAATTAAATAATTACTAAAATCACCAAATATTATCGGGTAAGTTCCTGCTCCAATATCTGGCATATCGTTAAAAATAACATAAGGAAAACCATTAATAGTTGCTGGGTTATCAACACCGAGGTTGCCACTTTCCCAAATGTATCGTTGATTACCATCCTTTAAAGTTCTTAAAGTCGCTAGAGTTTTTCTGTTAAAAGCATAGGTTGGTTTATAACCATCTTTTAGTTCACCAATAACTTTAATCAATGAATCAAAAGTAATTGCATTAGTATCGCCACTATTAATAGATGCGATTTGACTATTAGTCATAAATCCATTGATATTATTACCAGCACCATCGCCATTAACAAACTGAGCACCTTCAAGTCTAGCAAACTCTTCGGCAACATCACGATTGCAATCTCTAATAATATCAATATCAGAATCGTCAATCATTTCTTGAGTAGCGATAAAAGCAGCACCCATTTTTTTTGCTACCAATTTTAATTCACCATAAGTTGAATCGGTTATAGTCGTAGTTTGACCTTCTCCAAGCATATAAGCGGTTACCCTATTTGCAGACACTGGCATATCCATAGACTTTTTAGGTAAAGTATTCACCCTAGCTATAGAACGGACATTGCTAATCTCAACAATATTTTTGATAATTTCATTTAACATTGTCGAACCTATTAAAAATCCACCCCCAATTTGCGAATCAGTTCTTAGATATTTTAATTCTTGTTCATTTAAAGATTTATCACCTTTAAATATATATTTTTCAAAAGCTTTAATTTGCTCTTTTGCTTCAAAAGATGCACCATTATAATTAGATGCAGAAGTTTTATCAAGCAATTTTTGCTCCATTTCTGCTTGCTGATTTTTTTGATCGGCAATTATATTCTTTAGTTTTTGATTTTCAGCTTCTTGTTTGTCAAGTTTTTCGTTTATTGCTTTGATATTATCTTGATAAACTGCAGAATTTCTGTCTGTAAGTTCTCGAAGTGCTTTTATTGCTTCGAATGTTTGTTGTTGTTCGGACATTGTAAGTTTTGTTTAAGTAAATTTAATTCAATCAAAATGCACTCTTCGGCAATTTGATCTTCCAGTTGTTTTTCAGCATCCCGCTGGTTTTTTACTTCAACATCCCGTTGAAAAATCTCTTTTGTTTTTGCGACAAGCATCTTAGCTTCTTGATTGCTAAATTTTGTTGACAATGCTTTTTCTAAGCTTCTCACGCTATCAATATTATCAATAAAATCTTTTTTTAGTGGTGAAACTAAGCTTTCGTCATCAAATTCTTTTGCCATTTTACTATATATTTTATTAATTTTATTAACTATTTCTTGCTTATCTTCTTCTGGTATATCTAACCCACCCCTTGCACCTTGCAATGCACCAGCAATAGAAAAAATCGCTTTAGGAATTATCCTAGGTTTGTTGTCAATGATATCAACAAAAGGCATCTTATAAGCGGTAAAATTATCCTCGTTAGGCTCATCAAAATACATAAAATATTTGTAATAATCGGCGGAAGGTTCTTCTTGAGAATTAGTAAATTCTTTTATATTTGCTATTGCTTTGTCGCCATCCCATTCAGTATCACGATCAGCAAATGAAAAACCAAGCTTAGGATCAACCATTTTGTAAGATTGCAAAACTGCCTTATCGTTTGCAGGAAAGGTGACCAATGATATCTCATACAAATCAATTTCTTTTAAAGTTCTGATCCCAGTTTTGTCATTAAATCCTGCAAGCTCTACTCTGTAGCCAATAGAAAAAGTATCTAGCGAACCTACTTTTATTTGTGGCATAAATGTATCTCTTACCCTAGCATCATCTTTTGGCATCAATGCAGTAAATTCAAGACCAGTGTCGGTTTCTTTAATATTGGTTATTTTACCAATAGGAGCTTCTCGCATATTATGTTGCCATAAAAACTTAGGAGTTCTTTTTTTTAATGATTTTTTAAAAGCTCCTTTTTCCACTACATCATCGACAAAATCGACATTGCCAAAAGTTGAGGCTAGTCCTGTTATCGTAAAGTAATTATCTTGGCTATCTTCTTTGAATTCAAGAGTGCCTTCAAATGATTTGTATTGCATTAATAATGATTTTTTGTTATTATGTTCCTCTAAAATTCTTTCAGCCCACTCAATACCTTCTATACCACCCCATAATTTAACAGCAATAGTGCCAGCAGTAGGGCCGCCATCGGCTTCTTTTTTATCAGGGCGGTAATTCTTAATATGTCTTTTAAATTTAGCAATCCTGCCTATTGTATCCCAGCTAAGATCAGCCCCGTTAGATAAGTCAATGGCTCTCTTGACACCTATTGCAGTGCCACCACGACCCCACTTTTTTCTAAGTTCTAAACCTTGTCTTGCTATCTCTTGCACTCGTTCTGGAGCTATCGGCATATTTTGTTTTATTTAATTTTTTAAAGTTGTCAATAGAAAATTATAAGTATTGCTTATCATAAATAGCAACACAACGACATCTTATCGTTTGGCTACTGCTACCATTAGGGTCTCTAGGGTATTTTAAACTTTCACCACCTACCATAAAACTTTGCTCGACTGGTATTTGTTGCCCGTCTGCTGAAACATGGTCGGGTCTTGTTCTTTTATCAAGAATAGCAATCCAAGTTTTATTAGTTCTTACTAGCCCTCTGCTACTTCTTATATTAGCATTATTAATAACATTAGCCTCTTTATCCCTAGAATAAGCCTCGGCAATTCCTACTACTTGCTCTCCAATTAGTGCCGCTCTCGATTTAGCATTTGATAATAAGTTAATCTCAATATTCTTTGCTACATCTTTTTTGGCATTGCGAATTATGGTCTCGATCGTTGCAATTCTCTTTTTAGCTTTGGGAGTATCGACAGAAAGCAGTTCATTTTGCTCTCTTATAAGCTCCGCAACCTCATCTTGCTTTATTAATGTTTGTCTTTTAACAACAGTGCCTATCTCGGCAGTAGTTGTGGCAACAATATAATCTGCTTGATTTTCGCTCTCGTTTGCAGTAAAAGTTGCAAAATCTAATTCTAATTGCCTATTAATATTATCAAAATCTGTATTGTCAATTTCGCTTTTAAAACTAACATTAAAATCTTTGGCAATACTATCTCGTAAATCAAAACCAAAAACTTTAATTGACAATCGCATCCCGTCTCTAACTTCTTTTAATATCTCTGGACGGTAATTATTAGAAAGCTCTTCAGCATTAAGCCTATCAAAATAAAAGAGTTTTGCAACATCTTTTGCTTGATTTTTCAATACTTGATAAATTTTAGAAGCGGTTTTTGCTTCTATCGGCAATTTTAGTTCGTTAATTCTTTTTGCTTTCATCAAAAAATCTGTCTGCTAATTTTTTTGCCTCATTCTCGCTAACTCCACGATCTAAAGCCATTTCAACAAAAAATGCTTTTTCATTGGTTCGGTTATCAGTGGTGTATATATCAGTTCCCATTGCAACTAAATTCGCTGGTTTTAGAATGGTATCGCCATTGTCAACAGCTTCAAGACCCATTCTTGCTCTAGCTTCATTTGTGCTAACATTGTAAGTTTCGCCGTAAGCTTTTGCAATCTGTATTTTATTCATTTCTAAAACAGCAATTCTATTTTCTTCTATCACCAATCTATGTTTTTGCTCGCCGAGTAGTGGTAAGATTTTATAATTAAAAAAGTCTATCATTTTATTGGCAAGCGGTAAAATGCAACTTGCATAAAGTGCGATCTGGCTTTCGCTGTAATTATTATAAGACATCGCTTGATCATTAAATAAAGCGAGCGGTATTTTTAGAGTATTGTAAATTGCATTTGCCGTTGAAACTTTTAACCCTTGAAAGTCCATATCTTTTGGATTTTCGCTAAATCTTTCAACTTTAACCCTGCCCGCCGTGACCATAAAAGATTTACCTGCTCCTTCCGGTCCATTAATTTTACTTATTGCGGTTTTAAGTCCTTGTAATTGCTCGCTAGAATAGCTGTCATCTTCAAAAAAGAAGCCATAAGAAGGTCGGCATTGATTTCTAAGTAGAGAGTTATTATGTATCGAAGCATTAATATATTGGCTAATCTCAAGTTGTGCCGAGATAATAGGCGCTGAACCAAAAAAGCTTTCGTTTGTTAAATTTTTATCACGAAAATGCAGTAATAAATTGCCTTCGTTAGTTTCATAAATGTTTTTTTCTGCTTTATAATTATAAGTTCTAGTTAATTGTATGTTATCTTGACTATTTGCAATATACAATACTTGCGAAGGTTTGCCAAAGCCCGAGGTATTTATGGTTATGTTTTGTGGTTTTAAAATCACCATCTCAAAACTAGAACCTACTTTATTAAAATCGACAAAGACATTGCCGTAAAGTAGGTAATTGCTAATAAATAGAATGACAAAATCTTTATAATTTTGGTCTTTGTTAATTCTTTGCAGTTTATTTAATATTTCAGCTTGATTATTATATTGATTGCTCGTAGTTTGTGCAGTAATGGGTAAATTAGCAATAATATCGCTAATTAAATCTATGGCAATGCCGACTGGCGAGCATTCGTAATAAGCAGAAGTGGAAAAAGCCACTACTTCACTAAAACTAGTCGAAAATTTATAAGAATTATCAAGATTTCGTTCGACAAAGCCCGAATAATTCTTTTTTGAAAAATAGTTTTTTATTGATTTTAACATACTAAATAAATATTGCTGGACTGTGTCTGTGCTTAATTCTTGTTGTCAATGAGTATCGCAAGGCATCGATATAATGGTTGTTCTTGTCTAAAATAATCGGCAAAACTTCATTTGTCAAGCGATCTGTTTTGAAACTGTATAATCCTAGCTCTTCTATTAGATTTTTACATCTAGGGTGAACGATAATCTTTTTATAAGCTTTTAAATGCTCGATGCCGTCTTCGACACTTCCTTTACCCTTCTCGCAAGGTCTTATATTATAGCCGTCAATAGTTTTTAAATGATTAATAGTTTCTGGTCTAGCATTGTCGCCATACATTATCCATTTTTTAGAATCGGGTATTTTGTCAATATAATATTTTAATTCAACAATTGGTATATTAACCCCGCCTGCTTCGTGGTCAACATATAAAAAGCTATCTTTTATAAAACAACGAACCACAGCAAAAGGATCAACACTAAAACCAAAGTCTGCACCAAGAAAAAAACGATTACTTTCGATTTCGGTGATAGGTGGTGTTTCAAATTCTCGAATTTCGTATTTACCCTTAAATACTAAGGCATCGCTAAGTTGTTTTACCTCACCTAGCCATTTTGTGTTATAAAGTTCAGGGTTATGCTCTCTATCATAAAGCATCTCATCTTTAATCGGAGTATCATCAAAATAGGGGTTATCGTAATAATTTACTTTTACCGCTACAGTTTCTGGCAAGGGGTTTTCAATGAACATTTTATAAGTAGGATCACTTCGATCGTTCGGGTTAAAACTTACCCATATTTCACTATTAGGATTTCTAATAGTAGGGGTTAGAAAATTCCAGCTCGCTTGACTTACTTTTTCAGCCTCTTCTACCCAGCATAAATCAATCCCAGTGGCAGATTTGATTTGCAAAGGATCGTTGCTAATTCCTTTAAATATAAATTCGCTACCATTAGCAGATTTAATATTAGTTTGAGTTATATTAAAAAACGGATATAATTCATATAACATAATAAGGTCGGTGAGAATTTTATGCACGGAGTGAGCTATGCTAGATTGATATTCTCTAACACATAAAACTCTTATATTGTCTTTTTTAAATAGATGTTGCGGTTGCATTGCCAATATTAACATTGCTCTTGCGATATTTTCAGTTTTACCGCCACCCCTTCCGCCGTAGCAGACTTTAAATCTAGCCTTATTTTTTAGCAAAAACTCAAATTTAGATGGAATTGAAATTTTAGGCATTATAAGTTTTTTTAATATTAACTTTTATATTTTTAGATAAAACTCCGAGATTTTTGCTACTAATATAAGTTTTTTTAATATTATTACTTTTTTTCATCAGTAAAAACCACATTAACAACTGGCATTTGCATTTTAATTGGTTCACCGTTCTCGCCTGTGAGTTCGTTTCGCTGGATTGATTTTCCGTGAACTCTATCGATAAGTTCTTGCAATGCTTTAAATGCTACTTCGTGCTTGTCTGATTTTGTCAAGTCCATAAGTTTATAAGCAATAAAACCCATTTCTTTTAAGTCCTGAGCTAAATCTGGTTTGTTTTGAGATTTTGCCTGATCCATCATCCTTCTCTCGTAGATTTCCATTGCAATTTCTAGCTGTTGTTTTAGGCTTTTTTTTTCAGCTTTGATTTTATTTGTTGCTTCTGCCCCCTTCCTAGCTATTTCTTTTCTTTCCTGTTGCGATTTGGCTGCGAGGTTATGCTTTCTTATTCTTTTCAGCCTATCTTCTTTCTCTTGTTTTTTCTTATCGTCCATTTGTAAAATCTCCTATGCAATCCACCCCATTTCTTTTAACAAAGAGAGGTAAATTATTTTGTTGACAAAAGTTAATATACCGCCTAACGATAACATCGCAATACTTCTCTTCTAATTCAATTAGGCGAGATTTTCTTTTCGATTTTTCGCAAGCGATAAGTGTTGACCCCGAACCGCCAAAGCAGTCAAGAATTATATCATTTTCATTCGAGCAATCTAATATTGCATCGATTATCAATTCTACTGGCTTTACTGTAGGGTGCATTCTCTGCTCCTCTTTATCCCAAGAGCTATTAATTGACCTATAATCCCATACATTGGTTCTATATCTTCCTTCTTTGCCGTCTATTGATTGCCCTAATTGAAAGTTATTAATATGCTGTTTTGAGCCGTTTTTAAAAACAAATACCAATTCGTGCTTACTTCTATAAAATGCCCCCATTCCGCCATTATCCTTATTCCAAACACAAAGGTTTTTTAATTCTGTAAAAGATAACCTGCCAGCAGTAATAATTTCGTAAATGTGTTTCCAATCCATGCAAACATAATGTATTGAGCCGTCGATTGATTTTTTAACTAGATTTGCAAAGACACTTACTAAGAAATCAACAAACTCATTTTCGGTCATCTCACCAGAAGCCATTTTAAATTCTTGATGTTTTGCCTTTCCCATCCCTACAACAGAAGATATTTTTACATTATAAGGTGGATCTGTAAAAATCATCGTTGCTAAATTATCATCCATTAATTTATTAAAATCTTTTATATCTCTTGAATCACCACAAAGCAATTTATGATTGCCTAATTCATATAAATCGCCTAATTTTGTTATAATATTATCTGGCTCTTCTGGTAAATCGTCCTCGCCGATAGTCTCTTTTATTTTATCCTCAAAACTTATTTCTGGCATTTCTAAGCCCCAGCTATTTAAATCTAAACTATCAAAATTAATTTTTAATAAATCAAAATCCCATTCGCCAGTATTTGCATTTAATCTAATATTCAGTTCTTTTTCATTTTCCAATGTTAATTCAACAATAACACAATCTATTTCCTTATAACCTAGTTTTTTTAACTCCCTAACACGAAAATGACCACCTATAATAATGTTTTTTCTATTAGCATTATCATTTACAATAATTGGCTCTACAGCACCAAATTTTTCTAAACTATTTTTTAGGGCTTCTTCTTGTTTTTTATTAGATTTTCTTGGGTTGTATTCTGCTGGTTTTAAATCCTTTATTAATCTTTTTTCAATTCTCATTTAATAAATAAAAAATATTGATAATTTTTACAAAATATAACAAAAATTAAAAAAGTCAATATTTTTAAAAAAAGATGAAAATAGCCGTTGACTTTTTATTTTTTATTACATAAAATATCTTTTGTCAAGAGTTCTTGACAATTACTAATCTAACTAAAAATAAAATGAAAACAGAATGGAAACAATTAGTTTGCAATTCAAATTTAATGCAAGCAGAAACTGATCGTGCAATATTAATTAAATTGCCAAAAAGCGAATTAAAGTTCTGGCATCCCTCTAAATTAGTGAGAACTAGCGGTAAATCTGGATATAGAATGACTATCGCTTATACTGACAGTTTTGTTTTTAAATGCTTTAGAAATGGCAAAGGTCGCTATAATTCTCATGAAAAAATTGAGGAATGTGAGTTTAATAGCAAAGAAATCGAAGAAATATTTGGCAAAACTCAACAATCAGAAAAAACAGAAGAATAGCAAAAAAATGACGAATAGATTTTTAGTAAAAGTAAAAATCAAAGATATTTTGCACCAAACTGAAAAAGCAACCTTATTTTTGATTAGCGAATCAGAAATTTGGTTGCCAAATAAACTATTTAGATTTGGTAAGGGTAATTATATTACATTATGGAACGATATTGCCAACAGTAAAAATCTTGATTATGATACACTTTATCACGAGCCTGAAAAAATAGAGCCAGTTTATAATCAACAACCTATTAATGAGTTAATAGCATGAAAAAATACTTAGATATAAATGTTTTTGATGCCTCTATTGAGAGGATAAAATTTATTTTTGATAATTTTGAGAGGGTATATCTTTCTTTTAGTGGCGGAAAGGACAGTGGAGTTATGCTAAATCTAGTTCTTGATTATATGCGAGCTAATAAAATAGAGCAAAAATTAGGAATAATGATATTAGATAACGAAGCAAATTACAAAGATTCTACTGACTTTATGGAGCGAATGATTGAAAATAATCTTGATTTAATAGAGCCTTATTGGTGCTGTCTTCCTATTACTTTACCCTGCACTGTTAGTGCCTATCATACAGAATGGCAATGCTGGGGCGAGAAAGATAAAGACAGATGGATTCGTCCGTTGTCAAAAAAGCCATATGTTATAAATTTTCAAAATCATAATTTTCCATTTTTTAAAGAGAATATGAATTATGATGATTTTTGGGATAATTTTGGCAAATGGTATGGTCAAGGCAAAAAGACGGCTTGCTTAATTGGAATTAGAACAGACGAAAGTTTGAATAGGTTTAGAGCTATTATGAATAAAAAAAAGAAGATGGTAAATGGTAAATTTTGGACTAAACATAAAATTGATAATGTTTTTAATTGCTACCCTATTTATGATTGGTCTGTTGACGATATATGGACGGCTAATGTAAAATTCGATTGGGATTATAACGAGCTTTATGATAAATTTTATCTAGCGGGAATGTCTCCTTATGCTATGCGAGTTGCAAGTCCGTTTATGAGTGAATCAAAATCATCTTTAAATCTTTATAGAGTAATTGATCCAGAAGCTTGGCAAAAACTTTATTGCCGAGTAAATGGTGCAAATTTTATTGCTACTTACGGCGGTCAATTAGATTGGAAAAAAGTTAAATTACCGAGTGGACATACTTGGCGATCTTTTACTAAGTTTTTACTTAATTCTTTACCGAAGCCAGTTGCCGATAATTACAAGCAAAGATTTTGTCAAGCATTAAGATTTTGGTCAAGAAAAGGAAGGGGCATTGATGATAATATTATTAATCAATTAAAAGAAAATAATATACCGCACAAAATTAATGGTTTAACTCCGCACGGTTCAAAAACAAAGCAAAGAGTTATTATTCAAAAATTCCCCGATGAGCTTGATTGTTTATCTTGTCCACCGAGTGTTGTTGCTAGTTGGAAACGATTTGCAATTACTATTTTGCGAAACGATCATACTTGCAAATATCTTGGGTTAGGTCAAACACAAGAGCAAATAAAAAGACAAAGGGAAATAATGGAAAAATATAAAAATTTATAAAAATATGTTTATTAGGAAAATATCAGATATTATCGGCACTGATCGAGATATCGAATTTAGCCACAGTGGTTTTAAATCTCAAAGATTACTTTTAGAAAAAGATGGAATGGGATTTTCATTCCATAAAACTATTTTGCCAAAGGGATTAAAACAAATTTGGCATTATAAAAAACATCTTGAGGCTTGCTACTGTATTGAGGGAGAGGCTTTTGTTACCGATTTAACAAATGGTAATGTGTTTCATATTTTGCCTGAAACAATTTATGTTTTAAATAATCACGAAAAACATCAATTCGAGGCGATAAAAGACACAATTTTAATATCAGTATTTAATCCGCCTGTAAAAGGCAATGAGCAACACAACAACGAGGGAAGTTATGAATAAATCACCTGTATATAATATAAAGGCAGTTCCGCTAGAAAAGATACAAGCAAATGCTTACAACCCTAATAGTGTTGCTCCGCCTGAAATGAAATTATTAGAATTGTCAATTTGGGAAGATGGCTATACAATGCCTATTGTTTGTTATTATTTAGCCGAGATTGATAAGTATGAAATAGTCGATGGTTATCATAGATATACAACGATGCTAAAAAGCGAAAGAATTAGAGAGCGAGAGAATGGTTTAATACCAGTTTCTGTTATTGATAAGCCGCAAGGTGAAAGAATGGCATCAACAATTAGGCACAATAGAGCAAGAGGTTCGCACTCGGTAGAATTAATGTCTAATATTGTTGCAGAATTAGTAGAAATGGGTAAATCCGATGCTTGGATTGCAAAGCATGTTGGTATGTCTGCCGATGAGCTACTTAGAATGAAACAAATTACAGGACTAGCAAGTTTATTCAAAGACAAAGAATTTAGCAAGTCTTGGGAGGCTGAATAAAAGTGGATAATTTTAATTATCAACAAAATGCTTTTGAAAAATTAGATAAATTAAAGGGCGGAATTCTATTTATGTCAATGGGAACTGGCAAGACTAAGGTTGCCGTTGATTTAGCCATATCAAAACAAGATAAATTTGATATAGTGTTATGGATCGCCCCAGCCTCTTTAATTTGTGAAGATAATTATAAGGCAGAAATTGATAAATGGGGTAATAACCTCAAAAAACCGATAAAGTATTTTTCGATTGAAGGTGTTGGCAGTAGCGAAAATAATTTTCTTAATCTAATTAATTTAGCAACAAATAATAAAACATTTTGCATAATTGACGAAAGCATAACTATTAAAAATATGATTGCCAAAAGAACTAAAAGATTAATAGAAAATTGGCATCTTTTTACTTTTAGATTAATTCTCAATGGCACTCCACTCACTAATAGCTTGCTTGATTTATATTCACAAATTAATTTTATTCACCCGTCAATATTAAAAATGACTGAAAGTCAATTTGCTAATAATTTTTTATGTTTTAAAAAAGATAGCTACCGTAGTTATGCAAAATCAAACAAACCAGCAAATCAAGAAGCATTAATAGAAATAATAAGACCATATATATTTGACACCGCACTTTTAATTGACAAGAAAATTTATAATAAAGAGTTTATAGTAAAAATGTCTATTTTTGAAAAATTTAACTACGAAAATTTTAAAAATAACATAATCAATTCTAGCGAGCAAATTATGGATTTTCTAGGCATAGCACAAAAATTGCAAAATTTTTATTCAAATAATTGCGAAGAGAAATTTGTTAAATTAAAAGAAATTGCGGAAAATATATTGGCAAAAGGCGAAAAAGTTATAATATATGTAAAGTTTTTAAGCGAATTAGAAAAATTAAAGGAATTATTTAAAGATGCGGTAGAATATTCTGGCAAAGACAAAAGCGGTATTTCTAAGTTTAAAAAAGATGCTAATATACTAATATCAACTTATGGAACTGGAAGTTTAGGACATAATCTGCAATTTTGCAATAATATTATTTACTTTACTCAAACATTTAATTACAAAGATAAGGAACAAAGTCTACATAGAATATATCGAGTCGGGCAGAAAAAAGATTGCAATATATATAATTTTTATATCAACACCGGACTTGACAAATTGATAGAAAATAATTTGATTAAAAAAACAAATTTACTTTTTGATGTAAAAAAAATAATTTCACAAAATAATTTAAAAAATTTGTAAATAGCCGTTGACTTTTTATTTTTTATTACATAAAATATCTTTTGTCAAGAGTTCTTGACAATTACTAATTTAACTAAAAACTAAAAACAAAATGACAAACTACAAATATAACACTTATGCCGAAGCATTTGAAGCAGTAAAAAGTTCTTACTGTAATATAGAAAAAGTTAATCCTGAAATAGAAAATTACGAAGCTATTGTTATTATTGCACTAAGTAAAAATTATTGCGCTTTACAATATGTAAGCGATAAAGCAAGAGATAATAAAGATATTGCTACAATTGCAGTAAGTCAATCTGGTGACAATATAATTTATGTAAGCGATAGATTAAAAGATAACTATGATATTGCTATGATTGCGGTAAGCAACAGTTTTGATTGTATCAAAAGGGTAAGTGAAAGATTAAGAGATGACGAACAGCTTGGTATGATTTCGGTAAGTAAAAGTTGGCTAAATTTACAATTTTTAAGCGAAAGACTGAAAAATAATAAAAAAATTGTTATGGTTGCAGTAAGCAGAAATGGTGAAGCCTTGAATATTGCTGGCGAAGAGCTAAGAAATGATCCTGAATTAATTGCTTTGGCAAAAAGATAAATCTAAAAACTTAAACCAACTTGTAAGCAAAATTTACAAGTTGGCTTAATAAATCAAAAAATAACTAATTAAAAATGACAGACTTAACAGAACACGAATTTAATTATTGTAATAGCGATTATACAATTGAAACACTAATTAATAAGTGCAAAAAAAATCAAATTATTAAACCAAATTATCAAAGCGAAAATAGAAAGTGGACTGATGATATGTCTTCAGCTTTGATATTATCAATTATTAAGGGTGTGCCGATACCACCAATTTATTTATTTCAACAAAGATAACTTAAACTTAAAAACAAAATGAAAGAAAAAAAAGAAATAAATGTAATCGAAACACTCGAAAATTGTAAAGCATTTATCAAGGGTCAAAAACAAATTTTCGAACAAAAAGAAGTTGTTGACAGTATAGACAATCATATTGAGGCACTTGATAGAGCTATTGCAATGATTAAAAGCTATGACGAATTTTTAGAGCAATTAGATAATTCCACTAAATAATTTGCAAGAAAATAAAGAATTATCAATTTTTAGCTCTGATTCTAATTTAGAATTAAAAGGTAAATGGTATTTTCTTTAATAATTTAATAAACTTAAAAACTAAAAACAGAATGAAAATAAATTTAGATTACATTTTTCAACAATCATCGCCAATTTACATTTTAAAACATCTTTTAGAATGTTATGAATTGCCAGAACTAAAAGAGGTTGACGATGCCATGAAAGAATTATCAACAAGTAAAAACACCGATGTTTTTATTAAAATTCTTAACAATATTTTTGATAAGGCAAAACAAGAGTGGAGTGAAATCGACTTATATTTTGAAAAAATAGACAGCAATATTAGCTTTTGGGAAGAAGGCAAAGAAGAGAATTGGGTTAGATTTGTAGCCGATGAAGGAATGCAGAATTGGAATGTTTTGCAAGATGCTCTTAACGAAATTGATTATAAAACGAAACCTTATGTTTTTATAATTGCTTGCCTTTGCGATAAAATGTTTGCTTATGAACTGAAATAAAAAACTAAATATGATAAAAACAAACACTCATTATCCAAACACTCATTATCGTATATGCCTAGAAAAGCCTACTCGAGATGCAGTAAAACTTATTGATAAATATTTTATTGCTGGAGCAGATAAAAATCTTTGCGAATATTTTGCAAAATTTGACAAAGAATATGATGGTAAATCTTATAATTCTTTTTCTTTGCTAACAAAAATTAAGATTTATCATTTACATTGCACTATTGATATTTTAAATGATTTAATTAAATAGTTGACATTTATTTTTTATTATATAAAATATTTTTTATAGTATATCGGATTTACCGACATACTGCTAACAAATTAATTTCAACTATTAGGAAAAATCTAATAGTTGAAACAAAGTTAATAAACTAACTATGAAAAACATAATTAACTTAATAAAAGAAAACGATTTTGAAGGGTTTAAAACTGCAATAGAGAATGGTGCAGATGTTAATGCAAAAACTATTCACGGGTGGAATTATCTGCATTTTGCATCTTCCCTTAATCGTAAAGAATTTGCGGAATTTTTGATTGAAAAAGGGATAGATATTGAAGCAAAAGATCAGGATGGCTGGACTCCTTTATATATTGCAGAACAGGAATGTTATCAAGAAATGATTGATTTATTAACAAACAAAAAATAACTATGAAAAAACTAATTTTTATAACAATTTTTACAATTTTGCTAGATGGGAAGCCTTACGATGATGGTCTTGATTGTCTAGGAGGGGTTTGCACCGCAAACAAAATAGAATGCAACGAAACTAGATGTTTGTATTCACAATAATTAAAAACTATGGAAATAAAATTTAACGGAAATAAAAGTGTTATTTTTATCAATACAGATAAAAACACTGAAAAAGAATTTAGTAGAGCCGAGTTTGAGAGCTATTACTTAAGCCAGAAAAGATATTATATCTGCAAAGAATTAGAAATTTCGCAAAATACATTTGCAAAAGTTTTAAATACTTTAAAAATATCTTTGAAAAATAAGCCTAGAAACTCACCTTTGATCGGTCGCCCTAGAAAGCACATCGACGAAAAAACATTTCGCAAAATTTATCAAGAAAATTCTATTAGGGTTGCAATGAAAAAATTGGGAATGAGCGGGGCAACATTTTATAAATTTGTCGATTTATATAATGTCAAGAAAAAACGAAAAACTATTATAACAAGTGAAATTAAATAAAAGAAATTTACTGCCAAATTTATTGCTTTTTAGCATTATTTGTATGCAAACTATTATTGCTGTTGATTTTATTTATGATATAAAATACATCGATTTTGACAGCACTAAAATATTTATCGAAAGGTTTGGCTTCTGGTGTTTTTTGTATAATTATTTGAAAAAAAATGAAACGAATTAAAGAAGTATTTGTTAAATTATATAATTATGGAATTCTGCCGTTTGCAATTTTTTTATTTGCATATAATCTGCATTATGCTGATAATATAATAAAATTTTTGGGTAATTCTATTTTGTATCCTTTATTTTTTGCACTACTATTTTTTTTATATGCAATAGTAAAGTTAGCGATAATAAATCTTACATCCTACCGAACTGCAATTATGATATATAAAAATACAGACAAGATAGGAGCTGCTAGCAAAAAGATAGTGGATTTTAATTGGGAAAATATTAAAAAAATTATGTGGTTTGGAAAGGTTGAGTTTTTATCAAAAAGTGAGGCAAAAAATAGGAAAGAAGAAATTATTGAAGTCTGTAAAACTCAATTAGAATCTAAAGATGAATATGCTGAACTGTTAGCAATATTTTTAGATGACGAACTCTTTTATGAAAATCAATCTTAGCCTGTATATGGTGAGAGTTTAAAAATAAAACAGGAGTAAAAAATGAAAAACACAGAATTATTAGATAAAAATGGCAAAGAAATAGAGTTAAATCATATCGTTAAAATTTCCGGAGAATTTAAGCATATATTTTTCTTTGAAGGCTGTTTTGGCTTTATGATGGGTGTAAATAGTATAGCCAGAGACGATCAAAAATTAAAGAAATATGGAATTGATGCTTTTGTGCCAATTTCAGGAGCAAGAGCAAAAAATATGGAAGTTATTGGGACTTGGACTGGACTAAAAGATAAAAATGGAAATTTAATTTTAAAAAATGATATTGTTAAGATTAATAACAGAAATTTTATTATATCAATAAAAGAAAAGCGAAGACTTTCTTTTAAAGAAGTAGATAACTTTTACAACGTAATAGAAACAAATCTTGTTATGATAACCATTAAATCTGATACAGATATTGAAATAATAAAATCAAATTGTGGATTTTTAATTGCAGAAGATAATAATTGACAAATAAAAAAGACGATTTATTATATTAAATGCTATTATTAAAAGGCATCAAAAAAAATAGGCAGGAACGCCCCAAAGTAGGGTATAAGGTTATGCAAAAACTTTATTAATGGTTCGACTCCACTCCGGGCCACAAATGTTTTTTTGATGCTTTTTAATAAATTAATAGCAAGACTAGTAAGCGTCGGATTTAAGCGTGGCGTCCGTAGGGATTGCAGGCTACAAATTATTTTGTAGCAAACTCGCTCCGAGGACTAGTCGAAAAATTATGACTGTGGCAAGGTTATCGGAGGCACCAATGCCACAGTCTCCAAAATTAAAGTAATTCAAGCAAAGTAATTATGAAATCAACAGAAGATTTATTAACAGAAGAGACTAAGAAGCTTGTTGGATATATTATGCCAATACTAGAAGCATCTCAGGTTCTGCCAGAAACAAAATTAAATATAAAATCAATCCTTTGGAATTATAAGGATAATTTATTAGAAAAGTTAATCAAGCAAAGTAATTATGACAAATCAAGCAACAAATTCTAAAAGCTTTATAATTCACAAAGATAGTCTATCAGTCTTAAAAAAACTTACAAAAGAAGAGGCTGGGGAACTTTTTTTAGCCATAAGTGATTATCAAAATGAAGGTAAATTACCCACTAATAAACTAATATCAATCATTTTTGAACCATTTTTAAATCAATTTAAAAGAGATGATGAGAAGTTCTTAAATGTGTGTGAAAGAAATAAAATCAATGGCTCAAAAGGTGGAAGACCTAAAACCCAAAATAACCCAGTGGGTTATTTGGGAACCCAAGATAACCCAAAAGAACCCAAAAAAGCCGATAGTGATAGTAATAGTAATAGTGATAGTAACAATGATATTAAAAATGATAGTAACAATAATAATGATAATATAAATAATTCTATTACCGAAAATATTATAACAGAAAATCAACCACTGCAAAAAAATATTGAAAAAGTTGAGATAGTTAAAAAAAGATTTATAAAACCAACTATTGACGAACTAACCGCTTACTGTAATGAATTTGCACTTAACATCGACCCAAAACATTTTATTGATTATTACGAATCGAATGGTTGGAAGATAAATAAAAACCCAATGAAAGACTGGCAAGCCACTGCTAGAAATTGGAATCGTCGAAATTATAACAAACCTTCTGGCAAAAAACAAACTCCAATGGACTTCGTGCCAGATTTTGATTTTATTAAAGAATAATTATGATTAGTTTAGAAAATTTTAAAAAACAAATGACTTTAATTGCCACGAATTACCAATTACAGGTCGATAGTTCCTACCTTAATTTGATATTGGTGGTTTTGCAAAAACACAATATTAGCGATACTGAACTTGCTAATGCTTGCAACAAAATGGTTGAAGAAGTTACTTACGAAGAGTTTAAAAGTCGCTACGGATATAACAATATGCCAACAGCCGCCGATTGGTTAAAATTATGCAAGTCAAAAAACAATACAGACGATGCAGAATACCAAGTGGAGTTGATTTTAAGCGAGGCAGAGGGGTATTCTAGTAAATTACCAACATTTTCTAATAAAATTACTGAAGATGTATCTAAAAGGCATTTCCAGCGAATTAAATGGGATTTAGATAAGACTAATTACCAAAAAAAAGAAAGACATTTTGTAAAAAAAGAATTAAAAGAGATTTGGATTGCAACAAAGGATAGAATTGATAATCAGGCAAATGAATTAAAAACTGGAATTGAGAGCAATAAAAAGGATATTGCCTTACTTATTAACAATCTTTTTAAGAAAAAAAATGCACAATAACGATCAAATTACAGCTTTACTTTATAATTTTGTAGAAGGCAATAAATCAATTTGTGAAGATGCTTATAACAATAATTGGTTAGGTTATTACATTGATCGCAACACGGATGGCTTGCTTGGTTATATGCGATACTCTTATCGAAAACAAATAAAAACTTTAAATGGTAACGATTTACCTATTCCATTTCCGTTTTTAGGAACTCCAGATAGTTTAGAAATATATTCATTTTTTAATAGTAATTATTTTGTTAAGGAAGTAAAAAGAAATGGAAAACCAACTGAATTTTACAAAAAAGATCATTTTAAAATCTTAGAAAAAATTGGCAAAACAAGAAGACCGCCAATGACAACAGAAACACCTTATAAAGAAGGAGATAGAATACTTTCCTTTGAAAATTGGGTTAAATCTATTGAAAAATATCATAGAAACAGCTTTGAGGAAATATTTTAATGTTAGAATTTGATACTAGGCTAAAAAACTTATAATGAAAACTAGAAAAAAAATAGGCATCGGCAAGGAAGGGCAAATTCATAAGGAATTTGCTACTTTAGTTAAAAAATACGAATTTCACAAAAAACTTGATTGTATTTTTTGGAGTTATAATGCTAGTGGCGAGAAGCGAACAATGATAACAGGAGCATTATTAAAAGCAAAAGGACTTAAAACTGGGATTCCCGATTATGAATTTCGCTTTGCAAGAGATAAAATTTTACACAGTTTATTTATTGAATTTAAATACGGTAAAGGCAAACAAGCAGAAAGTCAAATTGATTTTCAAAATAAAATTGAAATTTTTGACAATGCTTATTATGAGATTGCGAGATCGGTAGAAGAAGGAATTAAAATTTTACAAAAATATAAATTAATAATTGAATAGTTATGTTTTGGAATTATTTAACTTTGCTTTTTATTGCCTTAAAACTTACCAATTATATTGACTGGTCATGGTGGCTAGTATTATCACCGATGCTAATTTTGATTAGCTTTATATTAATGTTGGTAATATTTTATTTAATTCTTGATTTTATTAGCAGAAAATAGTTGACATTTATTTTTTATTAAATAAAATATATTTTAGTGAACCCCGCCTCTTCCATTAGCTCTGTCTAGTTTGCGGTGCGGGGGCGACTTTCAAGATTTCTTGAATTATTAACTTAAAACTAAAAACAAAATGACAGAAAATAAAGGTTTAACTACCGAACAAAAAAATAATCGCAAAAGTTTTATAGGAGCAAGCGACATTTACTCACTAGTAAGGCAATATTGTCAAGAAGAACTAGTTGAGTTATCAAAAGAGGCAGTTGATGTCTTTTTAATAGTAAAAAATACTAGAGAACAATTTGCAATTGATCCAAAAGAAAAGAGTTTTAAAACTTGCTTTGAAACTTTGGCAGATAAAAAGAATATTGACAGAAGAACTTTAAGAGAAGATATGGACTTTTATTTAAGCTTCGGTTTGCAAATGGAAGACGAAATTCGTAAATATTGCGGCGAAAGATTTATTGTTAGCAATGATAAGAATTTTATTGACACTGGCAAAAAATGGATTGGCTATTCGCCAGACGGCTATGTATTTGATAATTATAATAGTGGCAAGAAAGGGGTTCTTGAAGTAAAAACAATGAGCAATTGGGGAGCTAAATCATCGCTAATGCCGACCAAATATTATATGCAGGTGCAATATCAAATGTTTTGCTCTGGACTAGAATATGGCTTGCTATTAACTTGTAAATTCGATCAAAATTTTCGAGATGATATTTACAGCGAAGATCAAATTAAGGCAATTTTACACGAGACTATTATTGATAAAGATAAAGCAATAAAAAACGGTGATAATCATTTAGCTAATGCTTTAAATGATAAAATAATCGCATTATTGGTTAAATTTCAAATAGAAGTTTTAGTTATTGATAGAGATAATAGATTAACTTCAATTTTTGAAAAAACCATCGATTGTTTTGATAGAGATTTTCTTGGTAAATTTGCAATGATAAATAGATCGGCATTAATCGAAGACCACAATATTGATAACTTTTTAATCGAATTTACCGATTACATAAAAGATTATGATGATGCCGAGAAGGTAAAAGCTAGTAGATTGCTAAGATTTATGCAGCAAAGCGGACAATTAGACGGAGTTGATAGAATAAATGATATAAATTTAATAGACAAGTTAAATCGTTTTGTTTTGGTAAAAAAAGAAGCTAAAAAATATGCAGAAGAGGAGGAGTTATTAGCTAATCAAATAAAATTTTATGCTATTAATAAATTCTATAATATTCTTGAATGGGAAGGTAAAACAATGCAAATTCGAGTGGATAAAAGAGGTTTTGTGTCGCTAAAATTAAAAGGAGAATAAAAAAATAATTATTTTTTTAAAATAACACCATTGACATTTATATTTTATTTAATAAAATATAAATGTCAAAATTTCTTGATTTACTAACTAAAAACAACTAAAAATAAAATGAAAAAGAAAAAAAAGCATTTTAATAATTTGCAAATAAATAATCAAAACTTAAAAAAAAAAGAAGAGCAAAAATATAACATTATTAATTTTTCAAATTTTGATTATCAGCAAATTAAACCATCTAATATAACTGCAGAACAAGAACTGCAATATAGAAAAGATAGAGCTAATGTTTTTGAAACAATTGAAGGACTTAAAAAAGATAAAGGAAAAGGAAAAAGTAAAAATAATGAAATAAAAGAAGTAAGTTATAATTATTTTGAAATATCACAAGTTCAGTCTGTAATTAAAAAAGCAACAAAAGATAAATTTTATTACGAACAAATAGTTTTAACCGATAGCATTATAACAAATATAGTTCACATCGAAACTGGAATTACAAATTGTATAAAATCTAATATACATTCATTAAAAGATATTGAAAATATTAGAATTGAATATGGCAAGCTTCAATTGAAAACAGATAGTAATAAAACTGAAGGTTTTATGAAAGGCATGTCTTCGGCGCAAGTTTTAGGATCACTTATAACTTATATTAAAAAATATACACTAGTTTCTTATTTTGGCTTGTCTGAAGAAGATAACGATGGAAACGAACCAAAGAAGATAGAAATATCTGCAGAAGAAATTATAACAATGATAGAAAAATGTAAAAATTTTGGTGAAAATTTATTTGATGATAAAGTTTTCTGTGAACTTTACAAAATAGAAAAAATTAGTTTAGATCAAATTAAGACTTTAGATCAAGATAAAAGATTTTCTGCAAAACAATCATTAGAATCAAAATTAAATAAATTAGAAAAACGACAAAAACAAAATAAGCCAACTCCTAGTAATCAAATAATATAATAAAATGACTGAATATGGAAAGTCTGGTAGATGTATTATTGAAAGGATTATTCGTGATAAAAAAATGACAGACTTATTTGAATTAATCAAACATGGCGACTTTGAAGGTGTGAAAAAAGCAATTGAAAATGGGGCGGATGTTAATGCAAGGAATGAGATTGGCTGGACTCCTTTGCATTTGGCATCTTATTGGGGCTGCACAAAAATCGCAAAACTTTTGATTGAGAATAAAGCTGATGTTAATGCGAAAGATGTATGTGGCAACACTCCTTTGCATCTGGCATCTCGGTATAACAACTTAGAAATAGTAAAGCTTTTGATTGAAAAAGGGGCGGATGTCAATGCGAAAGATAATTATAGCAAAACTGCTCTCGATATTGCAAAAAGTCACGACTATCAAGAGATTATCGATTTATTAACTAAAAACAAAAACAAAATAATATGGGATGTGGCTTATTAAATATTGATATAAATGATACAGATTATAGAAATATAGTATTAAATGCTGTTAAGCGTTATGGTGGAGCTTTAAAATATGTGCATTACAAGCTAAAAAACGATTACGAAATTGTATTTAATGCTGTAAAACAATATTCTCCTGCATTAGAATATGCCGATTGGACTTTAAGAGATTTTGCCAATTTATTAAAACTAAAAACAATCTAATTATTAATGTTTTACTACTTGTTAATGCTAATCTTTTTATGTTTTATTGCTGCTATCTTATGTTATGGCAATAATGCAAGCAAGATTTTTGGCTGTGATATAAAAAATAAAGTTGCTAGAAAAATAGTTATTATTGCTCTATCAATTATTTTAGGCTTATCTTTGCCAATTGCAATAATGCAAAATTGCTTAAAAAATCAAATAACTAAATATTTAAAAAAATGACAAATGCAATTTGGAACGACAAAGAGTTTGTTCTTGAAAGAGTTAAGCGAGATGGATGGTGTCTTAAATTTGCTAGCGACAATTTGCGAAACAATAAAGAGGTTGTTTTGGCGGCAGTTAAGGAAAATGGCTTGGCTCTTGTATATGCCAGCGACGAGTTAAAAAATGACAAAGAAGTAGTTTTAGCGGCAGTTAAGGAATGGGGCTTGGCTCTTGAATATGCCAGCGACGAGCTAAAAAATGACAAAGAGTTTGTTCTTGAGGCAGTTAAGGAAAATGGCTCTGCTCTTAGATATGTTAGCCTAAAGTTGCAAAATGACAAAGAGTTTGTTCTTGAGGCAGCTAAGGAAAATGGCTTGGCTCTTGTATATGCCAGCGACGAGTTAAAAAATGACAAAGAAGTAGTTTTAGCGGCAGTTAAGGAATGGGGCTTGGCTCTTAAATTTGCCAGCCCCGAATTACGAAATGACAAAGAGGTCGTTCTTGAGGCAGTTAAGCAAAATGTCTCTGCTCTTAGATATGTTAGCCTAAAGTTGCAAAATGACAAAGAGTTTGTTCTTGAAAGAGTTAAGCGAGATGGATGGTGTCTTAAATTTGCTAGCGACAATTTGCGAAACAATAAAGAGGTTGTTCTTGAGGCAGTTAAGCAAAATGGCTTGGCTCTTGAATATGCCAGCGACGAGTTAAAAAATGACAAAGAGTTTGTTTTGGTGGCGGTGAAGGAAAATAAAGATGCTCTTGCATATGCCAATAAAGAATTCCAAAATGATCCCGAACTTGTTGCCTTGGCAAAATCTAATTATTAACAATTAAACTAAAAATAAAATGCAAAATTTAAAACACTTATCGCAAATTGAAAAAAGAAAATGGTTAGTCCAGGAAATGCAGAAAAAATGGTTTCTCGACGAAGATGATATTATCGACGGAGATTGCAAAGATAATGCGACAGTTTCTATTTATGGAGATATTGAATTTTTAGATATTTTTAAAATTTTAGAGCAATTAGATTGGCAAGGTTTTAAAATAATAGAAGAAGGAATTTTAATTGACATAAAAATTGCTAGAAATCTTATAGCTGGGGAGATTAATTTGGCAAGTCCTAAAGAGTTTATTATTTCTAATGGAGTTATGAAAATATTGTATAATTGTTGTTTCTAATGGAGTTATAAAGATATAGTATGACTAAATCGATTAAAATTCTTTTAATTTTTGCAATTGCTTTATTGCCAAATATTGCTTTTGCAACAAATATTGGTATTGGAACTAATATGTTTTATGCAAAGATAAATGACCCAGATTTACGATTTGCAGAAGATTTAGAGAATGTTAGAGACCCTATCAATGCAATTCGCAATGTTAATTTAAGCCTATCAAATAATTATGGTAGAGTTATTTATGGCATTGCTAGCAATAGGCTACTTAATGCACCAGCAAATAGAATTGTTCTTGATAATAAAAATAGAGAATATCAATACAGTAGCCGAGCAATACTCGACAGCTTGGCTATTGGATATGCAACAAGTAAAACTACTGCAATTAGTTTTTTGCTTGGCAATTTACAGCTAAGGCAAGATTTAAACCGGGGTAATTACCATAAAAGAAGCGTTGAAAATGCAATAATTTATGGTTTATCTTTTAGTAAAAAAATCAAAAATAACTCTTTGTCGCTAATTTTATTAGCACCGTCGCAAGCGATTAAAGCGGAATACGGAATTGGCATTAGTTATTCTTATCAAATAAAAATTTTATAAAAATGGAATCAGCAACTAATTTAAAATTTCAAATAGAGTGGGCGGAGCTAAAAAATTTTGGCAGAAAAGAAAATGGCTTGAGATTTGCTAATTTTAGCACAATCTTTTACGACAATTATGAGGGAAAAAATAGATATATTAAAGATATAGAATTTGTCGAGGAAGATTTAAGCGATAAAAAATCTATTACTTTTAAATCAATCAATCGCTATGGATTAGAAAAAAAAAGAAAGATGACGGATGTCGAGAGGGAAAAACAGAATGCAGACGAAGATTTAAAAAGATATGGCTTAGAAAAAACTTGGCTAAAAATAGAATATCTTATGAAAAATACTGAAAGAAGTAATCAGAGGGAAGGATCGTTGAGTTATACTGAAAATACTTATAACTCGCAAAAAAGCCGTAAATTGTTTTGTATTAATAGTTTAGTTAGCTTTACACCTTTAAATGAAAATTCGCACAACGATCAAGTGCCAGAAAATGCAGGGCATATGATGCGAAAAAGTAATATATGCGAACTAGACCATCTTTTATTCTATTTTGCTATTCTTTTGAAAAAAACTCCTTTGAAGGAAAATTTAGCAGGATTAGAAAATTTACAATCTTTTATTGTCAATAATTTTTATGAAAATGTCCGGTTAATACCAGTCAAGCAAAAAAAAGAAAATTTGATAATGTTGAATAATGCAAAAGATGATGTTTTTGATTTATTGCAATGTTATGATTGGGATGAGGTAAATCCTTTTGATTTAAAAGATATTCTAAAAATTAATTTTACAAAGGTTCAATTTCAGCAAATTAATTATACTCAAAACGAAGCTATAATATATAGAATAGCAAAAGAAATCTTTAATATTATTGAAAAAATTTTACCATTTTTATAATGAAAGAGCGAGATAAAATTTTTAAAATTGCCAAAAAAGCAATTTTTAAAGCGGCAAATAAGGCTTTAATTGATCATAGCAAATTTTTAAAAGATCAGGATAAATATATATTGATGCAAAAAAAACCAGAATTTCATTATTATCTTGATTTATTAATAGATAAATATTATGAAAAATATAAAAACACAAAAATTTTGGATTTTGCAATCCAGACTTTTGTGTATAATTATTCATTACCCGAAATAGCAAAAAAACTAAAACAAATTCAAAATGAAAAAACAAATTAAAATTAATTTACACGAAATTTATAATGGAAAATTACATTATGAAACAACAGGTTCTGCAGCATTTGACCTTAAGTATTGCGGGGAAGAACCTGTCATAATTAAGCCAAATGAAAGAAAACTTTTGCAACTAGGCATAAAATCAGAATTTGATAAAGAATATTGTGTTAAAATTTTGCCAAGAAGTGGATTGGCAATTAAGCAAGGAATTACAGTTCTTAATGCACCCGGACTTATTGATAGTGATTATCGTGATGAGTGGAAAGTTATTCTTATTAATCAAGGAAGCGAAGATGTAGTAATCAATAAAGGTGATAGAGTTTGCCAAGCACAACTTGAAAATGTTATTAGAGCAACTTTTGATTATGTAAAAGAAGAGGAGCTAAGCACTAGCAAAAGAAAAGGTGGATTTGGATCGACTGGCATAAAATAACAATGCAAAATTATTCTAATAAATCAATTGAAACTATTGCCAACATTTTTAAAGAAGTAAATTTTAAAGATGTTGACAATGTTTTTCCAGTGCCAATAGGTGAAATATGTGATAAAATTTGCTTAAATGATATTAGTCTTAATAAAGATGACAATGTTGACAAATGCTTATTTAAGATAGCCAATTATATTGGTTGTTCTGTTTTATATCATAAAAATTTTATAGATTTAGAAATTAAGCAAAAACAAGAAGTAAATGATTTTGCTTTAGAATTAATTTTGCCAGAAAGTAAATTTATTGATATATTTTTCGAAACTAGAAAAAATTTTAAAAGAATAGCTAATTTTTTAGGAGTTTCTGCCTCTTTAGCTGAAAAAAGAGCATTTTATTTAGGATTAATTGATAGCTTATAACAAAATGACAAATACAGAAAATTGGAATGATAAAAAGTTCGTTCTTGAAGCGGTTAGCCAAAATGGCTGGTCTCTTAGATATGCTAGCGAAAAGTTAAAAAATAATAAGGAGGTCGTTTTAGCGGCGGTTAGGCAAAATGGAATTGCTCTTATGTGGGCTAGCTACAGGCTACGAAATAATAAGGAGGTTGTTTTAGCGGCGGTTAAGGAGAATATCAATTCTATTTGGTTTGCTAACGATAAGTTAAGAAAAAATAAAGAAATTGCCATTGAAGCTATTAAACAAAATGGTAACGCTCTTAAATATTTTAGCGACAATTTGCGAAACAATAAAGAGGTTGTTTTAGAGGCGGTTAAGCAAGATCGCTTTGCTCTTGTATATGCCAGTCCAAAATTGCGAAATGATCCAAAGCTTATTGCTTTGGCAAGCTAAAATAATTTAATCTTATTAATTCTTACAAAAATATATTGAT